ACCGACATTGCAGACATAGAGAAAACAGTACTCCACGAAGCAGTAGCGCATCACGGATTAAGAGAACTCTTTGGAGACAACTTCGACAACTTCCTCGACACCGTATTTGCAAAAGCCGACATCGAAACAAGGCAACAAATAGCCCACCTGTCAGCAAAACACGGCTGGAACATACGCACGGCAACAGAGGAATATCTTGCCTCAATGGCAGAAGATACCAACTTCGAGCAAATCAAACCCACACTGTGGCAACGCATCAAACAACTCTTTGGAGAAATAATGAGCGCATTTGGTTTACATCACGCTAACATCACCGACAACGACCTACGTTATATACTATGGCGTAGTTACAAGAACCTACAAAGCAGTGGCAAACACAGTATACTCGACAAGGTAGAAGATATTGCAATGCAGTACCGTCTGAAAGCTGGTAACTATGCCGACAAGGCGACAGACAATGTTTTGTATCGAAGTGGCATAGACCCTACAGCAACAGAAGTTCTACCCGATGCACGCACACGTTACGAAAAGGAAACAAAAGAACCCGACAATATAGATTCTGTGCCAAAAACGCACAACTTCTTTAGACGTTTCTACAAATCGTACGTAGATAGTATGCTTGCATTGAAGTCATTCACAAACAGCGTACTAGAGGCAACAGGCGATAAGATGGCATCGCACGAAGACACCTACAAAGCCGAAAATGCAATGACCTCCAAAAACAAAACAGACGGTGAAGTTTACAACCGTGACTACTACAACCCATTGCTCACGGCAGCGCAGCAGCTTTGCGAAGCCGTAGGAATGGACTATGATGCACTCAATATGTATATGGTAGCAAAGCACGGATTGGAACGCAACGAGTATATGGGCAAGCGTGCAGCGCAGAACGACGAAAATGTATTGAAAGCAAAGAAAGCTTTGGAAGATGCACTGGTGGCTTACAACGAAGACCCCACAAGCAAGAATGAAGCAGCAGTACAAAAGGCGCAAGAAAAGTATACAAAAGTATACGACAAGGCATTGGAAGTCCACACCAGCAGAGACTACTCTGGACTTACCGAACTCACAGACAAAGAAGATGTTGCGGAAGCCGAATACGAAGCACAAAAGATTGTAGATGCTGTAGAAACGCCTGATGCAATGCCGAAAGTTACAGCGTTTTGGAGCAAAGTCAATGCAGCCACAAAACAGACGTTAAAGACTGGTTACGAAAGTGGCATAATGACAAAGGACACGTACGAGCATATTCTTAATATGTATAAGTATTATATTCCTTTGCGTGGGTGGGCTGAACCTACCGCAGACGATGTTTATACATATTACAACAATCGCTCTTACGAGGGGAAACCACTTACAAAAACAGCAAAGGGGCGCACATCGCTTGCCGAAGACCCGATGGCTATAATCGCATCTATGGCGCAGCGTAGTATAATTGAAGCCAACAGAAACAAGATGAAACAGACGTTTCTGAATTTCGTGCTTAACCACCCTACCAGTCTTGCTACAGTTGGCGAACAATGGTACATCAAAAATGCGTTAGGAGAATGGGAACGTAGCGATGCAAATATACCAGCAAATGCAACCCCCGATGAGATAAGCAAGATTATTGAAGAGCACGAATTGGAGATGCAAAGATTAGCCGAGCAGGGAGCAGCAATAAAGCAGCGCAACGGATTGAAGCTCGATAAGCGTGTAATCAACGGAGAGGGTGCAGAGCACACCATCAAAGTATGGCGTGGTGGAAAAGAATATGTTATCTACATTAACGGAAACCCTGCAGTCGCACAAGCTGTAAACGGTCTGACAAACCCCGACACGCAAGGCAGCGACTTACCTAAATGGGCTAAAATAGGAGCAGCACAGCTAAAGAATTTCTTATCAGGCGTGTATACAAGCTTTTCTCCAGCATTCGTACTTACCAACTTCACACGAGACCAATTATTTGCCTCACAAGCCGTGTATATAAAGTATGGACTGAAATACAAGCGGCAAGCCTCAAAGAATGCACGCAACCTACTCTTTAGCGGAGCATTGCCACGACTTGTGTACAAATGGGAACACGGCACACTTAATATGAACGATGAAACGGAACGTTACTTCGATGAGTTTATGCGTGGGGGTGGCGAGACAGGTTTCACAGCCTTGCGAGACATAGAGAGCATAAAGAAAGAAGTAAAAGATGCCGTCAATGGAAACAAAGCAAACATTGCAAAGCGTGGGTGGAAGTCATTCATCAATGCCGTAGAGTTTGCCAACCGAAGTGCAGAAGATTTCAGCCGCTTTGTAACATTTATGACAAGCCGCCAGCAAGGCAAGAATATCGTTGATGCAATCTACGACGCAAAGGATATTACTGTGAACTTCAATAAGAAAGGCAGCGGAGAAATGGGCAGCAGGTTTATGAACTTCGCTTACATCTTCTTCAATGCAGCCGTGCAGTCCATAAACAATTTCGGCACAATGCTAAAGCAGCACCCTGCACGCACAATGCTTGTAATATCCAAGTTCGGTGCTTTGGGCTTTGGAGTGCCAATGCTCAACGCTTTCCTTACAGCACTTTGTGGTGGAGGCGATGATGATAAGTATTGGGACAATATGGATTGGGTTCGCAGAAACAACATCGTGTTACGTATACCATTCTTAGAAAAAACATTCATAAGCATTCCATTGCCGCAAGAGTTAAGACCTTTCTATGGTATGGGAGAAATAGCAGCATCTATTCTGTTTGGAAAGGAAACGTTCTCAAGCGGACTGCAAAAAGCCGTAGAGGGATTCACAGGACTATTGCCTATAGACTTCACAGGCAACGGTGGGAACTTGCCCATAACGCTTACACCTACCGTTCTGCAGCCAGTTGCACAGTATATGTTTAATACAGACTACTTCGGCAGAAAGGTATATAACGACAATGAGAAAAAGAAGTTTGCTCCAGGTTGGACTAAAGCATTCAGCAGCACGCCACCATTACTCATAGATGCTACAAAATTCTTCAACAGCCTAACAGGCGGAAATGATGTAGACAGAGGAGGCGTTAATCTCAACCCTGATGTTATAAACCACTTTGTAAAAGGTTACTTCGGAGGTCCTGCAACGTTCGTTACACAGATGAGTAGCTTGCTTTATAAAGGCTTTAAGGGAAATGCAAAAGAGATACGTTGGAGAGACGTACCCGTTGCCAGCCGATTTGTACAGCAACTCGACGAACGAAGTGTGAGAAGCAGCGCACAGGGCAGCTACAAAGACTTCAAGGAAGAGACAGAAGAGACAGAGTACCGACTTTCCAATTACAAGAAGCAGGTAAAAATGGGTAAAATGGAATATGCCAAAATGATAACAGACTTAATTAAAAGTCCTGAATATCAACGCTACAAAATAGCAAAGGCATATAAAAAGCCAATGGACTTGCTACAGGAAACATTGAGCCACATAGACAATACTACCGACAAAAAGGAAGTCGAAAAGGCACTCACAGGACTACGCCATTATATGATGGAGACAGTAGAAAGTGAACAGAAAGGAAAGCACGCTAAACGTGAGGAAGATTTCAACTATTTAGGAGATAATCTTAGCGAGTTGAACAATAATCTAAAGTCTTCATTACGAAGCCTCAAACGAAACGAAGAACAGCGTTTAGATGGCGAAGAAGATGATGGTATAGAAGAACTTATCAGCGAAGACAAAGAAACAACAATGCGTATCATTCGTGAAATGAACAAGCTCTTCAAAAAGAAATAACAGCACGCCGAAGCCCTATAAATCCACATAGGGCTTCGGTGTTATAATTCACATACCTAAATTAATACTTAACCGCACTTAAACATTTCGCATTCATATCTTTGCGACAGATAAAAATATATTTTTATGGCAAAGAAAGAAAAACTGTTAAGTGTAAAACGTGTCTGTTCTATTAAAGATAGGCGTGCAATGGATAGCGTTGCTAATTCAAAGCTCAACAACAAGGCACGTGCTTACGATGTACTGTTCCAGGCGCAGCAATACTATATGAATATGAGCGAGTTTCGCAAAGAACGTGAGCGAAATAAACGATATGCGTATGGCAAGCAATGGGAAGACGTCATTTGTGTAGAGGGCAAAAGAATAACGGAAGCCGAATATATCAGACGGCAAGGAAACATACCATTGAAAAACAACCTTATCAGGCGTTTGGTACGCAGCGTGTTAGGCGTTTACCGAAGTCAGAGCAAAGAACCTATATGCGTAGCAAGAGACCGAGACGAGCAGCGTATTGGCGAAACGATGTCTACTATATTACAATGCAATAGGCAGCTTAATCGTATGGACGAAATAAGCGCACGGAGCATTGAGGAGTTTTTGATTAGTGGTTTCATTGTACACCGCAAATGGTACGGCTGGCGCAATAACAAATTAGACTGTTGGACAGATTATGTACAGCCCAACAATTTCTTCATTGACAACAAAATGCGTGATTTCAGAGGGTGGGACGCAAGTTGCATAGGAGAAATTCACGATGTCAGTTTCAATACTCTGTGCGGACAGTTTGCAAAGACACCCGAAGACTATTATAAATTATCCGAAATATACAAGTCTGCAAAAGACCAACAGAATATCGTAAGCAACTTTACAAGCTTTGGAGCATCGGACAATACAGATATTAGCTTCTTTATGCCCAGAGACGGCAATCTTTGCAGAGTAATAGAGGTATGGCGCAAGGAAAGCAAACCACGCTATCGCATTCACGACCCTAACAATGGAGATATTTACAAGATAGATGTAGAAGACTACCAACAACTGTTTCTCTCTGTAAACGAAGAGAGAAAACAACAGGCAATAGAGGCAGGTATGGATTTAGAAGATGTGCCTTTCTTACGTGCCACGTGGTTTATGGACGATTATTGGTATTACTACTATTTAACGCCATTCGGAGATATCCTCGATGAGGGAGAAACACCATACGAACACAAGAGCCACCCATACGTATTCAAAGCCTATCCATTCATAGACGGAGAGATACATTCATTCGTAAATGACGTGATAGACCAGCAGCGATACACCAACCGACTAATTACGTTATACGACTGGATAATGAGGTCAAGTGCAAAAGGAGTACTACTCGTGCCTGAACAGAGTTTAGGGAGTATGTCAGTGGAAGAGATTGCAGATGAATGGAGCAGGTTTAATGGTGTCATTGCCTACAAACCAAAGGCAGGAGTACCTATCCCACAACAGATTGCCGTAAACTCTACAAATATAGGCATATCAGAACTACTCAACATACAGCTTAAGTTCTTTGAGGATATTTCAGGTATTCACGGAGCATTGCAAGGTAAACCTGGATATAGTACAACAAGTGGTTCTCTCTATGCACAGCAGGCACAGAACGCAACCACAACTCTGTTAGACCTACTCGAAACATTCAGTCAGTTTATTGTAGATGGAGCATACAAGGACGTTAAGAATATGCAACAGTTCTACGATGGCAAACGTGTATTCAACATTGCAGGCAAGAGTGGGAAGATAGTTGTCTACGACCCTAAATTAATTCGAGACGTTGAATTTGATTTGAGCATAGTAGAAAGCACATCTACACCAGCATTCAGGCAAGTTGCCAACGACTTCCTAATGCAGATTTGGCAAAGTGGACAAATCAATTTGGAACAGCTACTCGAATACGGAGACTTCCCATTTGCCGACGAACTGTTACAGAGCATAAAGGCACAGAAAGCAGAAATGCAACAGCAAGGAGGAACACCGAACGGACTGCCGCCCGAATTACAACAGCAAGTTCAACAAGGTGCAGATATGGACGCTGTAAACAAGGGCTATAATATGCTTAAAGCCTCATAATAAAAACAAAGGTTGCGATTATGCAACCTTTGTCGTTTCTGTTTATAACACGGCAGTTGGTATATATGTCAAAAAATCAACCTCTTTTCATAAACCCATCAATTTCGATGGGTTTAAAATCATACATACCACCTATATTGTTGCTTCTGACAAAACTCTTTTGTGTGTCTTGCTTTCAGCAGCACTCTTTATTGTTGATATTATCTTTGGTATCTCCATTTCGTAGAAACAGATGTGCAGCCCTATTGCTCGTGTCATCAACAAGTCATCGTGCTTGCCAACGATAGCACCAAATGCACCGTTTTTCTTACGCTCATAAAACAGATACTCATCAATACAACGTTCGTCTCTCTCCACGTACATTTGTTTTCTTATCACCTTTACAAGTGTTGATATAATCATCGGTTTTGTAGAGACGTTCGTGTGCCAACCATAACGTTTTGGCGCACCCTCCGCAATAGCCTCCGCACTTTGTTTACGTGCGTAAAGGTTTGGATATACATCTTTTATTTGGTCTAATATAAATGGAGCCTGTACACCGTCTACAACTCTGTCTTTGTCTTTTGTTTCGAGCGTGTTGCTCTCTATTACCAACAATGCATTGTCATAGTAGGCAGCTATCTGTGCAGATTTCCACGCAAGAATATCCATATCGGTGTGTCCATACCATTGTGCAACAACCGACGGCTTATCACCGTCCATCATATAGAACCTGTCAAATACGGTTATAACAGAGTAGTCGGCTTTTGCAGAACGCCCACCAATGTCCACAACAACAAGATAGCGATTTGTAACTTTTTCATTTGCCCATACTTCAGGCTTCTTCCATATCCACAAGCAACCCTGACGGTCCTCAATAAAGCGTAAGCCTTTGAATGCCTCTTTACCCTCGTCTCCATCGGCAACCATATCACCAATGAATTGAGGAGGACAACAAGACTTCTTTAATTTCGCTACTAAATACTTGTCAAATACTCTTGTGCCTGAATGTACAAACGCCTCCACATCGTCAGACGGATATTCAGATGCCATTGTAGCGTGGTCAGGTTTTCCTTTTCTCTCTTCCACATACCAATGTATAGCTTCGAGGGTTGCGCCAAGCTCCCACAGATACCACAAGTATTTACCACTCTCTTCACGTTCGTTGCTAACATTGGTGTTATTTCTATTCTTCCATAGCTCGATAGCGAAGTCTGCTTTTTCATCTTCATTCTTAAATGGTAAGCTGTATATATCAATATCAAACCACGATATAAACAATGCCTGGAATTGTGATACACCTTTCTTTGCAGCGTCATATTCACGCTGGAAGAAATTACCTGTACCATTTGCCGTACTTTCGTAAACTATCATCGTGTACGGCTTTAGCTGAATACCTGAACAAGCAGACCGTACTATGTCTTCAGGCTTCTTTCCATCTGTAGTTTTCCAAACACCTACTTCGGAAAGGTGTACCAAGTTGTAATCGCCACCACGACAACTATCAGGACGTTCGGCTGTACCTATTTTTATTTTACAGTTTCGTTGTGGCACTCTGTATATCGCCCCCGATTTACCTACTCCAACAAGTTTAGGCTCGTTAGCGTTGTAATACTCCCCTATCTTGTGTAGCATCTTTGTCGGATATGCTTTAATCATACGGTCGAACATATCCTTAATTTCATCTGATGCTGTACCCTGATGCGCAATGATAAGAGAATTTAAGCCTACCTTGTGAACAAGCTGCAACCACGCCATATACAGCTGTGATGTAGTAGAACCACCCCATTGCCTGGCTTTCAACAATATAAGTCGTATAGGCTTGTTTGCAAGGCGAAGTGTTTCCAACCTCTCTACAAACCTACGTTGTGGACGTGTCAGACGAAACAAGACATCTTCGCCACCACCTTTATTTTTAATGTACACAAGCAAGGCTGCCCAAAACGCAAAGTCGTACTGTATGCGTATGCGAACAATCTGCTCTATTATTTTTAGCCTGTTTTCCTCCGTGTACTCCGCATCCATTTCCTTTTCGCAAAACACTTTCATAGACTTGTGTTTTACGATAAGTTTAACAAGAGGAACATTTAACATTCCCACAGGTAGATACTGTACAGGTAATGGGTGGTCTTTTATTTCTACTTTCTTTCTCTTGCCAACAGACCCCTCGCCTGTAATGGGATTAAACAGACGGTTATTCGCTTCGTTACGCTTGTCGTTTTCATCAAGCAGCTTCGATACTCGAACATCTATTTGTTTCTTACCCGTCTCCGTTCGTACCATTTTGATTTAATCTTACTGATGATTACTTTTATAGAACCCTCTGTAAGGTAGAATTTTGGCGCAGGTTGTCTAACCACTTTAAATATTATCTTTGTAAGACTAAGTGTTGGATATTTCTGTTTCATTATGGTTGCTCGCCTGTATATCTCAAAGAACATATCACGCTTGTTCTTGCCCATACCAATCAGGGTATCGCCTTTCATAATCTGCAAAACAACTATTAACGCACGTTCTTCACTTACCCAAAAGCGATCAGACGGACTATTTGACATCTTTCGATAAATCTCCTCCGAACAAATAAACTTTACTTCTGATATAAGCTGATGATAAAGCCGTAATAGATTATTATTGCGTTCTTGCTCGTATTCAAATACACTCCCAAAGTTTTTCATAAACACCAATATAAATAACTATCTGTTATATTGGCACTTGTTCCCAACTACAAAGATAGTGTTTTGTGTTAATACTTAAAAGTATAACTATTAATAATGTACCTATTTTTGCGCTATCAACTACAAAATATTGTTTTACAATGGCAGAAGAGCAAAAAAATACCCCGCAAAAAAACAAACGTGAACTTTTTATGGAGCGTTTGAAAACCAAATATCCCGACGATAATTTCGATGACGAAGAAGTATTGTACGGCAGACTTGGCGAAGATTACGATAACGCAGAGAATGAAATCGCAGAATACAAGAAACACGAAGATGAATTAGCAGGTATGTTCGCTGCCGACCCCCGAAGTGCAGGCTACCTTAATAGTTGGCGTAAAGGCGCAGACCCTGCAGTAGAACTTATTCGTATGTTTGGCGACGATGTAAGAGAGGCGTTAGATGACCCCGATAAGCAAGAAGCATTAGAGGAGGCACACAAAGAATACCTCGATAAGGTTAGCAAGTCCAAAGAGTTGGAAGAGGAATACAGCAAGAATTTAGAGGTATCTTTAGAAGAATTATCTAAATTTCAGGAGGATAACAACCTAACCGATGAAGAACTCGACAACGTTTCAGAGTTTATTATGACGATTATCACGGACGGTATCAACGGCAAGATTACACGAGATACAATGGATATGGCATTAAAGGCACTCAACCACGACACCGACATAGCCGAAGCAAGCCACGAAGCCGAAGTAAGAGGCAAGAATGCAAAGATAACAGAAAAGCTCCGCAAAACAGGAGACGGAATGGCAGCTATGGGAGGACAAAACGGAATACCAGAAAAACCAAAACGCAGATCGACTATTTTTAGCGATGCGGAAATGGCAAAATAAAATTTTTACTAATAATATTTGTATAAAAGTATGGCAGAAGTTATTCAAACAGTAGACAAAACACCTGTAGCAGCACCAGGCTCTACAGGATTAGGAACCCAATTACCAGGTCAAGCCACAACCGTAGATGGTATGGCAGCCGCAACAGGTGGCGTTGGACCTGGCGAACTTATGGAGGTAGACATCGATGCCGAACTTGCCAAGTTCGAAAGCGATGATACCCCACTTTGTTCACTTATGCTCGCTGCAAAGAAAGTACCTGTAGGTTCACCTATAGTGCAGCACTATCAAATGGACGAGGAGGTTTCAACTGTTACTACCACTGCAGCAGTAGCAAAAGGAACAGCAGCTTCTTTCGCTCTTACTCTTTCAGAAGAGGATAAGAGTTATGTTCAAACCTACTCAACATTGAGAGTAAGGGGCGTAAATGGATACACAGAAGATGGCTCAAAGGAAGACGCAGGTTCTGACTTGCAACTTTACGTAACAGGTAGAGATACCAGCGATAATCCTATCGTTCGTTGTGTAAACGGTCCACGCCAAAGTCCTACCAATGAGTATTGTCAAACACCAGCAATACCAAAGGGCACAAAGATTGATATCCTTGCAACAGCACTACACGAAACGCAAAAGGTAGTGCCTCCCGACACATTCGTTCCTGTGCCAACACTTGTTACTCTACAGAAGCGAGGAATGACACGTATAGTTTCTGACTACCTTGATAGTCAAAAGAAACGCATTCCATTTACAAATGCGTTGCTTGCCGAATACTCTATTCGTAAGTTTAAGCACGCAACCAACCGTTCTTTGTGGATTGGTCGTGGTGGCAAAATGTCAGTTAAGGACGATAAGACAGGTACACAGATGGTGTATTTTATGACTGGTATTCGTTGGAGCTTTAAACGTGAAATGGAGCACATTGGAAAGTGGGAGTACGAAGACTTTGTTGGTCTTGGTAAGCTCTTCTATACAGGAGCAGATGTACCAAAGGGCGCAATCTGTTTGTGCGGTAAGAACTTCTTAGAGAATATCCAATGTATAGACTTCTCAAAGCACCCCGAAGTGCAAATTAAAGTCGAAACCAGTAGCTTAGGTTGGAGCATTACACGTTTCCACACTGTATTTGGCGACTTTGATTTTAAACACGAACCAACACTCGACCGTATTGGCTACAGCAACAGTGCCGCAATCTTAGGAATTGACCGTCTTGTACACTATGTTCGCAGCGCAGAACACACCGATACAGAGAATGTAGAAGAGCACGAAGCAAAGCGTGAGACGCTCATCGTATGGGACGCACTCGCTCTCAAAGGTGCTTGCCACATCTTCATCAACGGTGAGGGTACACCAAAAGCACCTGGCGCAACAAGCTATACAGTTTGGAAAACCAATCAAGCACCAACAGGCGCAGACTTGGTAGACGGCAAAGTTTACTATCTACTTGTAGACTGTCCAGGCATCAACGCTAAAGCGCATAAGGGTGAAACTTGGATTTACAAATCTGCAGGCGGTACTGGCTCTTGGGAGAAGTACGAGGGTGAATTAGACTTGTAAATTAGTGTATTTCATATGTGATAATTTTTAAATGTTAGTAACCAAAGGGGAGGTTGAGATAAGCTCGCCTCCCCTTAAACTTTTTAGCGATGACACAAAAAACGTATGGCGTATATGGAATGATAGAATGGAGTATTCTATTAAACGTTGCAGGTCGAATTATGAATATTGATTTTGAGGGCGGACTTGCATCAGGCACAGGCATTCGTCCTGCCACTTTCACCACTCGCAACGAAATAGTACAGTTCGCAATAGAGAATAGCGGACACTTTAAACACGGACGAATAATCCTTGTTAGCGAAATGGATATCGAAGAGCCAAAGGAAGCAATAGCAGAGGCTACAGAGATAATCCCTACTGACACAGAAGAAGTAGTAGAAGACAATTTAACAGAGGTCGAAGTGAGTAGCTTAGAAGAAGCAGTAGACTATTTAGTATCGAACTTTGACGATGCAAAGAAACAGCAGCTTCGTAGCAAGGTAACAGCAAAAGCCTTTGCAGAAACAAAGGGTATTCGTTTTGTAGGACTTTAATTACTTGTATTGCAATGATATACAAAGTTGCAGATTTAGTAAACGAGGTGCGCACTGTTATTGACAGGAACAATAGCAGCGCACCTCTTGCTGGTTTAACAGACGTAGACACGTTGAGCATAGACACGCTTATAGAGAGCAAGTTAGAAGATGCGGCACGTGCAGTAACTGTAAATGCCCCACGCCACTTGCTCGATAGCGGTAAGAGCATAGGTACAGCCGTAGCGTGGAGTTCGTCAAAGACAAAACACTGGGGCTTTACACAACTCCCCGAAGACTTTTTGCGATTACTAACATTCCAAATGGCTGATTGGAGCTATCCAGTAACAGAAGCTATCACAGATGCAGCCCCCGAATACAAACAGCAGAACAGCCGTTTTGCAGGAATAGGAGGCAATCCGCAACGCCCTGTTGTAGCTATTGTGCAGCACCCTATTGGTTTGATATTGGAATTTTATTCGTGTACATCTAACGATGTAGCCGTAAAGGTGGCACGCTACATTCCTATACCACGTATAGAAGACGAACATATCGGTATATCCGAAAAACTCGAAAAAGCCGTGATATATTACTGTGCATATCTTGTCCTTTCCTCTTTATCCGAAGTAGAACAAGCAAAACTAATGTATTCTATTTATATGGACTTGTCCGAACTGAAACATTAATATAATATTATGACTGACAACCTTTTAGGAACATACCAAAGTTTAGAAGCCGTACACGTAGCGCACCCATTAGGTGGCATACAAGGCGACTATGTAATTGTGGGCGATAGCAATTACTATTGGAATCCGTTATCATTAGAATGGACGAAAGAAAAGCCTACTGTTACTGTACCAGCCAACAAAATTAAAGAGAAAAACAATCTTGGCAATTTCGCAAACATCTTAGAGGTATATAGTAGATACCCCGATGGTGGTAAGGAGGGCGACTATCTATTCATAGACGGCATAGAGTACGTTTGGAACAGATGGGAGCGTATATGGCAAAGCAAGGGCGACACTACACCAACAGGCGGACGAACTACAAACACCTTTGATGGAGACCTTGCCGTTGAGAACGATTTAATTGTAGGTGGCATATTACGTGTAAAGGGATTCAGTTTCGATAATCCCGATACACCAGGTGGCAGCAGTGGACAAGGCACACCAGCCACTATGTCGCTGAAAACGCTAAACGAATTTCCAACGACACCCGAACAAGCTATTGCTTTTGTTAAAGAGAAAAACCAACACACAGTTCTCTCTATAGTTGAGAATGGTATAAATGTAGGTGTACTTCACATCTATGCAGACCAATTCCGACAAGTCCTCACAGAGGTAATAGAGACACGCCTTTTGGTAAATGGCACAAAGGTCGGTGGCGGACACGTATATTCAGAACCTATACGCTATTGGCGCAACTATGGTTTACGGCAAGACTATAGCGGTATAAAGAAGTATCAATGGACGCTATGGCGGCAATGTAAAGACGATACACTTGTGCGTCTTAACGAACGTCTTGATATGATGTTTGAAATATACAACGCATCGCCAAATGGTCAATTATACACATTACGTGAAGTCGTAAGCACTGTTACAGATGATAACAGAGTTGAGTTCAAACGCTGTATGATGATTAGCTTCTTAAGTGCAGAAACAAAAAAGCGTGTATACTATGTATGCACAACCACCGACAGGTCAAAGAATGAAAACGATTGGAAACAACTAACAACAGAAGACAATTTAGAACAGACAAAACAACACGTTAGCGCATTACCTTTCGATGGATATGTAGATGATGTGCAAGCCGTTTCACTATCAGCAGCCGATGACACAGAAGACAGCAACACGCCTAACGGCTTAAATCTCACTCCCGAAAACAAAAAAGGCGTTATGTGGGACAGAGTTAAGAACGTGTTTGTATACCAAAAAGGAGACACCTATTACACTAACTGGAAAGGTGCTGACGATTATGGAGAACTTGCGCACGATGGACGTAAGCCAGCTGTGGGCATACTATTCTATCATCGCATTTATGGAAATGCGTGTACGTGGAATGGTTCTAAAATGCTACCTATTATAGGAGGTAGCAAAACAGAGATTATAGAAGATGCAACACGCATCACAGAGGAAGAGATAAACAATATAGTAAACGAATAAAACAAATACTATGGCAGAAAGACATTTCTTAGATATCGCAGGATTAAAGCACTTCGCACGCAAGATAAAAGAAAACCTTGCGCAGACGCAACGAGTTGTAACAAACAAAAACTTCTTAGCAGAGCTTGACAGCAACGAACTTGCGATACTTGACAATTCACAATTTACCTACCCTGCAGGACAGGCGTGGTGGATAAACGTTAAGCAGAAGCTTATCTCTGACAACAGTCGAAAGGCATTTGAATTTATAGTTATAACAGGAGCGAATACAGCTAATATTAATTTTAGCTGGTATTTAGACGTAAAGAGAGATGCGACACCATTACAACCAAATTCAGCCTATCTGTTTCGCCTGTATGGCTATGGAACACAATATCAGAATGGTCAGTTGTATGGCAAAACACTTTATGTAGTAAAGGAGAAAATTGGATAAATCATAATCAATAAAACAGTTTAGTTATATGGCAGAGAAAAAATTTTTAGATTTAGAAGGTCTCAAACATTACAACAGCAAAATTAAAGCAGGTTCTGTTCGAGTGGGACACGCAGAAGTAGCCGAACGAGTGGCAGCATCAGGCATTCAGTGGGGAACAACACAAATTCCACTCGCCAACATTCCACGTGCAGCAATGGAACGTTGTATGGTTGTAGCAAACGACACAGCACGTTTCGCACTTACAACAGACCAAGTACAGAATGGCGACACCGTGAAAGTTACATTAAACGGTAAGATGTATTTTGTAAAGGACGATACCAAACTCAACTCCGAAGCTGGTTACGAACCTTATGTTGCAGGTGCAGCATCTACAGCCGAAGTTGCCGAAAGTGTCGATTGGGAGAAAGTGAAGAACAAGCCAAACAAGTTCGCACCCGAAAATCACGGCACAAATGTAGTAACAGCACTCACTGGCTATATCCCATCGCTTGATACAGATAACGTATTTAACGAGCTTAACGAAAGCGACGCTCTTAATGCAGCCTTAAACAAGCTGTATAAGAACGACTACAGAATGCTTCCAACTCTTGACATTGAGAATTTAGACTATTCACCAGGCACAGGCTTAGATGCCGTTAAGAGGCTCGCAGGTATGCAAGCTGTTATTCGCTATACGCTTACCTATACAAACGGAGACAACAAGACGTATGCGGTTGGAACATTAGAGGAGTTTACAGACAACGCTACACTTGCTATTACGCAGATAGCTGAAACACGATGCGTATTAGACGGCACTAAAAGTTTTCGCTTTAAAGAGGCACAAGGCGCACAACGCTATATTCGCCACTATATATTAAAAGATGGTAACCCATTAGGCGCAAAGAATACGTGGACAGCGTGGAAGCCATATTGTGGAGAGGAAACACAAAAGCTCATTGATGCAGCAAAGCAGGAGGGTACAGATGCTAAAACTCTTGCAAACAGTGTAAAGAATGAAGTAAACAGCTTTACACGCATCACTGAAAGCGAGATAGATGCTGTTATTTAATATACTACCAAACAAGAAAGGAGGAATTATGAATTATTTAGAGCAATTCAAATATGTTATCTGTTCTATCATCAGTGGTATGCTAAGTCTATTCTTTCCTATTAGGGACTTTATGTACGCTATGTTGATAGTATTCACACTGAATTATATATTTGGTGTGGTTGCAGGTCTTAAGCATGGCGAAAGATGGGATTTGAAGAAATCAATGGTATTCTTTTACCATTGTGCTGTCTTTTTTGTAATGACAGCATCTATATTTCTTACAGGCTATTTCTTGCATGCTGGCGCAGAAACATTGGGTGTTGTAAAGGCATTGTGCGGTGTGGCGATTTGGTTCTACGCTACAAATATAGTAAGGAATTGGCGTATAATGCTCATTGAGAATACTACGATGTGGAAGGTGGCAGGATTTGTCTACTACGTATTAACCTTAAAGGTAGTAGATAAAATACCTTTCCTGAACGAGTATTTAAAGAGTACCAACAGCAAGGCAGATAGCGATAAAGCAGATATTTTATAGTTTCATAATAAAAAAAAGAAGAAAATGAAAACATTTAGCAAGAGTAATTTATTATTAAGCCTCATAGGACTACTTATATCGTTCTTCATAACGATAGGTTCTTCAAAAGCATACGCACCAGCGGTAAATGTATGCGTCTATTCGCTTATAGTAGTAAGCGTGGTCAGCTTTATGGTAGAAGCGTTTCGTCTACTCGTAAAGGAATGCGCACGTTGGCAGTGGACACGCATCGTGTCGTGGCTAACAGGCGGTATTGTAGGCACTATATTAGGACTTTTACTTTCATAATTTTATTTTGTATATTTATTTATTGTTTTATTTCAGGCTGCTGTTGGTTCGAGAGGAATAGGCACAGCCATTTTAACACACAAACACAATGGAAATATTATTAGGACAGGGCGGAGAACACCAAGACGGAGTTGTTCGCATCAATTACAAAAGCGACTTTCCTCTCGAAGTGAAAGTAGTTAGAAATGGCGTAGTAGAGAACTTTCCTGATGCCGATTTTACATTGACGGCAAAGACAGAGGGAGGCTTCACCGTCTACAAAGCAGAGCGCAAAGCAGGCGTGTATAGCCATTGCAAGCGAGATGGAGAACGGCTGATAATGTTCTTCGACAATCACGGACTTGCCAAAGGTAGGCTTATAGTGTCAGCCGTTATTAATCACCCCGATGCCGACTACACCGAAGACGGTATACGTCAAGAGAACCTAACCACCACAACCAACATAGAACTTGTGGAGGATAATGGCGATGCACTGCAATTGCAAATGCCCGAGCCTCGTGTGGTGGAGAAAGTGGTAGAAAAGATTGTGGAGAAAGAAACTGACCACTACACCGACCTACAGAAGAAAGCAGCAGCGTGGGTGGCAGGGTTAGACACAAGCAATGACCCAGTATATCTTTTAGTTTTAAATTACTTTTTAAAGAATGTAACTGAAATAGATGGTTTGACAAGAGCCTTTAATTCCTATTTTTTTAACTAAATAAACGAAACAGATCCTGACTTTAACGAGAAGATTCAAATAGCTATACTTAAGGCGAGATTCGCTAGCAACGTTGGAGATGTAGATATATCAGGTCTCTTTTCCTTTATTGATGCCCCTAATTATGATTTGAGCATAGATATTAACAGTGAATTAATTATTATGTCAAGTCTTTTTAGTAGTTCGACATTTAAGACTATCACAATAAATCATAGTGCAGGAAAACAACTCCCATTAGGGCAGTCAAATATTGATTCTATAAATGTAATTGATGCTATTGCAGGCGAACAAATGTTTGACACTACTAAAGCAGAAAAGGTTACTATCCGAATAAGTACATATTCAAACGGACACGGTATAGACGGTGGTTGGTATATGCTTGCAGGAATTGGTGATAGTATGGTTGATACATTTGATGTGGGATATACAGACCCAATAAGTAATGGAACTGGCAGAACAAATATTGATTTTGTAGCTGAAAAGATACTACCAGATGTATCGCAAGACGAGCATAAGCCAAAGCTAATATTTAGGAATGTAGTTGGCACAGTAAACGAAGAGTTAAAGCAGAAGATACTTGCCAAAGGCTATCCATCAGTAGAGTTCTACGAGGGAGAGAATAAGGTGTTGTAATGTAAATGGGGTATTCGTAATTGAATACCCCATTTTAAAATATATACAATCAAAACGGACTTTGCGAACGTCGCACACGTCCACTCCGCCTGTTTATAGTAGCCGTAATCTTGTCTGTTATATCTTCCAACCTTTGCGCCCACAGTACTTTATTTTCAGGCATTGTAATGCCTACCCAATCACTTAGCACGCTACAAATCAAATATTCGTGTATAAGATGAACCAAATATTCTAAAGACGTGCGAGAGAACGTTGTAGGCACTTTCATATCTATAATGTAGTTCTTAGGGTCTGCAAATGCATCGTCCAAATGCTCACCACCTACAATATCTGTGTGTGTATAAGCATACAGCAGCTCTATGCACTCCTGATGAGCCAATCGCAGAACACGTAATACCCTATCCAAGTTTTCGTCCTGCACAATATCCTTAAGCTCTTGCTTTGCGTTTGTATTGTCCGAAGCAGATACTTCGCTTTGCACCCAGCTATTGTTACTAATGTCGTGCAACAGCTCATCACGCTTAAACAGCAGGCTTACTTGTAACTGTTCTCTGTCGCTTGCCAACTTTGTAAACTGACAATACCCACCATCACATTTTAATTCCATATATTAACCTCCTTTATATTAAAACCTTGTGCCACGTCTATGGCGAGTGCGTTTGCTCATAGCCTCGTAAATCTGTGGCAACAGACCCTCCGCCATCTTGTAATAGGCATTTGCTTCGTCCGCATTTGTCTTTAGATACCAATTACCAATAGCATAATTCACAATATAGTCGTGCAAACCAGCTGAAATGAAGTCTATAGAAGACACACTAAAGTTATATGGCATACTAAAAACAAATACATATCCTTTGTCTACAGAACGCTTAATATCGTTCTTAAGGACGTTGTTTATTTCCTCCACTTCCTCATAGTTATATATATACTTGCCTAAATGAGTGCGTAGCTTTGCAATAGCACTCTGTATGCTTCTATACAGTTCGTTCTCACATTCCTCCGAACTATCTGTGGTTGCATCGGCTGCTTCCTCATACTTGTCGCCACTCATAGCCGTACGATTCGCAAGATATGTCTTTGTGGCTATGTCATAGAACAGCTCGCCAATCTTTATTGTAATTTTAATTTCTGTCTTTGCCATATTCTTTGTTATTCAAAATTAGCTTTTGTAGGTGCAAACTTCATACACAGCTTGCGTCTTATGCCCTTTATAAAGTCATTGTAGTTTGCAAAGTAATATTCGCAACGTTCCTTGTCTGTCAATTCAAACCACTTACACAGAATGAAATTCACAAAACAACTAAACAAATCCTTTTGCAATACTGTCTTCCTTTGTGCTACATCGCTCAAAGGCTGTATTATAAATGTTACATCGTTACTTTTATCGTTTGACACAATATCCTTTATAAAGCGTTGCAACTCGCCAGCCACTTTTCCACAACAGTCCTCCCAATACCTATCCAATAGCTCATAATCGCTATCCGTAATAGCTATGCGAGTATAAGTATCCGCTTGTCCGTCCTGCTCTTTAAAACTCTTTGCGCCAACGTAGCCACTAATCCTCGCCACTTCGTTGTAAACGTCTTTCCTCTTTATATCTAATTCAATGTTTGTTATCATACCTGCAAACTTAATTATAATACCTTTTAATCATTAGTTATTCATTAACGCAACTGGTTGTTAAACCTACCACGCAACGATACACTTGCATTGCTCAAACTTTGCGATGTTGTAAGGCTGCCAAAGCCTACAATGCGAAAGTATTTGTAAGGCGACCCACTAAAGCCACGTAGATAGTGATTTTCAGAGGACCACACTATATTCCAGCTGTTAAGGTCTACAGAACCGTACAGCACCATTTTAACGCTACCATCGTTAAAGTGTCCACGCTGAATTACACTCTCAACAGTCTTTAATACGTCAGGCGCACCAAATTTTAGTGGGCGTGTAACAAATAGGAACTTTGCATCGTCCCTATTCTCATATTCTGAAAGGTCTATTAAGCTACCATCGCTACACATAGTCAATGCCTGTGGGTATGAATTGACACCGTGAGTAATAGTACTCGTCATCATACCCCACATCTTCGTGCGGAGCGAATATACATACGCATACGCCTTTGTAGGATTGTACAGAACAATACGTTGGTGTGCGTAATCAAACACCATTCCACTATCTTGTATATACTGTTTAAAAGGGATATAATCAAAGTGTTTATCTAACAGTCCTGCCAACTTTATAATTTCAGAACCGAAGCGCAAAGAACCCAAGTTAAACGCATCTTCACTTTCTAATACTTCTGTAATACAGGTACTTTGCGAACCTGACAGCATCATAACTCCTCGTGTCGTTGCAAACAGCACAGCACTATCTATTTGCGTTATGCTATCCTTATCCACGCACACGTCTCTTGTAATGGGCTGACGTGCCGAATAAGCACCATTAGACGCAACTTCCAAAGCCCACACACCATCAGATGTGAAAGCGTACAATGGAAATTGTCCGAACTGACCTTCTGAAAGAGCCTTTGCAGCAGTGGAGATGCCATATACTTCTCCAACACCGACTGTTGTAATACCTAAAATAGGGAATACAAAAGGGTTGTTCACCTTAGAAGTGTATATCTTGTTAGATATATTCACAGTTCTATTGGCACTTGTTGATACAATAGGGATATTAACACCGTTGAATACATCTGTGTCTAACTCTTTCATATCGCCCAGCCGTCTAAAATTACCAAACCAAAACGCACCATTAAGCCCTATATGACTTTCGAGTGGCAGTTCAAAGTAACGTTCTGCATTTGCGTCCCACGTTCCAAACTCCCATACGCCTTGTATACGAATGATTGCCTTATAGGCATTTGCATTTGGATAATAGAAGTAATAGATCGGCACATTACAGAATATATCCTTTGTATCGCTTTCAACCACTATGTTGCGACCACCTTGTTTAACGTATATATACGCACGCACCTTGCTCATCTTCTGTTCTACAGCTTCTATTCCGTCAGAGTTTACAGCCGTATTTACAGCCGATGGATTAAAGCCACTAAACAGCTTCTTTGAAAGTCCTGTGAGGTTTAAGCGTTGGTTGTATACAAACGAATACTTTGCAGTAAGTCTGTCGTGGCTGTCGTAATCGTCCGTCATCGTCTGTCTATTCACAAGAGCCTTAAGGAAGTACTCATCAATATCTATCTTCTTTCTAACTCCCGATGTTAGTTCTTCTATGTTAATGCTTTTGAGGAGATAGAAATCACGGCACGTCTTTACATTCTCTAATACTGTTTTGAATGGTACTTTTGGAATTTCGATGCTCGCCTTAAAACCAACGTCCGCATATTGCGCACCGTCAGGCACATTAAACTTCTTCTTATACGCTGTAATCCAGCTCCAGTCGCTATATTTGCCCTCCGCCTGCACTTCTTTTAAGTTGCAAACAGATTTTACAGTAGTCATATCAGATGACAGAACAGGCGTTATATTTAAATACTCTATGTCGCCACTTTGTTTGTATGTGTATATAGGAGCTGAAATGTATACATCAACCGACTTAACGATATCTTTCCAACTTTTAAGCTTCTCAATTACGCTTGCATCATCTGTTACGATGTAGTCTAAATCGCATACCATTCCAAACACACGGTAGTTTATTTGTGTTGTGGAAAAGAACACCTTATCCCCTGCCTTATAAAAGTTCATACCCTCTTCCATACATATAGGGCTACACTCTGTAGACGGTATCATTAATATAGGCGCAGAGTGTTTCGTTAAGCTGCCGTCATACAGCCGATAGGCATAGCGTACAAAGAATGGGTAGATAAATTTGCCGTTGCGTTCGTAATTCTCTGCTATAAACTTGTTCACATACCCCAACACGTAATCTGTTATCTCTTTCTTTTCACTATCCCTAATCTTTAGGCGAAGCGTGGATTTGCCATTTAGTCTATCATTTAAGAAGCCACCCCATTCAGCTTTACTTACTCCTTTGTCAAAATTCACAATTGAAACGTCCAGCTTGTCGCTCTGTTTCAACTCGCCTTGCAAGCCAAAGAGAAGAGATACATCAGGTATTTCACTACCTAATATTTTATAAGCGTTCCTTTCACTCTCCCATAAAAGATACTGCACGCCCGATGTTGTAAGTAGAATTAATGTGTTACCAACAGAAGATATGCGATACAAGCCATCATCTTTTAAATCGCAAAGTTCGTGAATGTCCGTTCCATTGACAGACCAATACAAATGTCCTCCTCTATATAAGTTAGACTTGCTCGCAACGATAGAACCATTAGACGTAGCATTATAGCCAACATCAACTATAATATAGTTTGTATACTTATCTCCACGATGCACATATAGCACCGTACTATCCTTACTACCCAATTTAAGCACCGTCTTAGCCTCCTGAATACCTGAAAGGCTAATATTACCACCTGCACTAACATTATCAGGCAGCAAACCCATTACGGCAGCCAATTCGCCATCGCCACAGTCATAATCAGAACCTGCAGCCGTAAAGCCCTTATATTTTACCTCGTCAATCATACTCTGTCTTAATTTCAATTACAGTTGCGAAGATAGCACTAAACACACCCATTAGAATATTAAGTATTAATCCACAGTGTATATGTATTCCATTATTCATTAAGCCTTAGAAAGGCAGCTGAATGGCTTACAAAACGGTAGATTGAAAAATAAACAAAGCCGAAAAACCTATCGAAGTGGCTTTGCGAAATGGCAAAAAGGGGAGCGAGAAATTAAGCTCCCCTTTTTCTATTAAAATCTATAGTAGAAAAACATATTCCCTATTTGTCGCACTTGCATACAATTAACTGTTATACAATGTATTACAAGACAATAAATTTATTTTTTTAAACAACTTCCCTATTTGTCGCACATCTTTGTATTCATCTGTTTATCAATACGTTATAACAATATTTATTAAATTATTAAAGATATTCCCTATTTGTCGCAGTTAGTCATATTTTATAGTAAAACACCCTATTTTTTAAAAGTCTAATTTAACATTTAGTTTTGGCGCATTTTAAAACATATTCCCTATTTGTCGCTATTATATATAACAAGTTGATTATTAGCATATTATAAGTATTTAATTTAAGAACACAAAATATACTCCCTATTTGTCGCAGTACCGTGTAACTTTATATATAACAGATGGTTATAAACGTACAAATATTTTAAGTTTTAAATGTTCCCTATTTGTCGTAATTTGCATTTTCAGTCTTTTTATTTTAACAATTAATCTTTAAAGTCTTTATTTTTGTTTAATTCTGTTCATTTTTCTTAACCCTCGCGCGCACGTGCGGTTAGGATGAAGCTATATATAATATATTATATAAAAAGAAAAGAAAAAGAAAAGAAAAAGAAAAGAAAAATATTATTATAATACGCACGAGAAAAAATTTTTTCGTTTTTTCTATTTTTACATTCTTTCACAATTAAAAGAAAGAAAAACAAAGAAAAGAAAGAAACATTTCTTATGGTTGTTGTTTTAATTTTTCTTGCATCATTTCAAAATCTTTTCTTATGTCTGTGGCGAGAACTTTTGCGTACGTGCTTTCGGTTATTTTGGTGGACGAGTGTCCGAGCATTTTTGAAATGTGTTCCATTCTTACGCCAAGCGAAAGGGTCATTACAGCGTACGTGTGTCGTGCCCAGTGAGAGGATATTGGCTTATCTATACCAGCGTACGATGCAACGACTTTCAAATACTGATTGTACTTTCCGTTGCTTATGATAGGTAGTTTGTAGTTGTATTTCTTTAAAACCTGCATTGCCTTGTCGAGTATCATCACGAAATAATCCTCGTTTGTCTTTTGCCTTGTATCTCTAATAACATAGCAGCTTCCCTGTTTCTCCGTTTTCGAGAAGTCGAATTTCGCTAAGTCCCCGTATGAAAGACCTGTGTAGCTTTGGAATATAAACAAATCTCTTACACGTTCTACAGGCTTGTCTTTTATCGTACAGCATTCTATCTGTTTTAGTTCGTCCATTGATAGATACTTTAAGCCTTTAGACTTTCCACGCTCAATTTTTAGTTTGCTGTATGGGTTGGTTGTAATGTAGTCAAACCTTATAGCCTCGTTAATGTATGCTTTGAGCCTCTTGTGATAGCCATAGATGGTTGTCTGCAGATAATTCTTACCGTGTAGCCAGTCATCAAACCTTGTGATATTGGCAGTTGTTATGTCGGAGAAGTGTTCTATGTATTTAAACTCTTCGAGTGCCGCCAATAGAGTTCTGTGTACCCTCTTTGTACTTTCCCTAATGTCGCCACGGTCAAGCAGTCGTTCTGCAATGAACTCTATAAACGTCAGGCTGCTATCATTGGAACTTGTGCGTTTCATAAAACTTGTAAGCTCATCGAACGAGAAAGGAACGTTGCGTTGTATTCCGTCCTTTATGAAGTCCTGTACCTGCTTCAGCTGTGCGTCTAAAGTGTCGTTGTATTCAAAAGTGTGTGGCGAATTGACAACCTTGTATCGTTCGTCCCATTGGTCAGCGTACACTTTTATTCCTGTCGAGAACCATTTGCGTTTCCTTTCGTGCATAACTTCCAGCTGTACCAATCCTTTTTTGTCTTTCGTTGCAACGTGTTTTCTATCAAACACAAGTCTAACCATAGCGTATTTCATATAATTATTTGTTTTTTGGTATCACAGATGGTATCGCATAGGGTACAAAACTATAACCGTTATTGTCCGTTAATGTCCGTTATATCCCACTTAGCGTTAATCCTAATTTTATTATAACTTTCTGACTATCAGTTGCAAACTCCTCATTATCAATAAAATAGGAGAGTTATTAACTCCCCTATTCTGTGATCCGCATGGGGTTAATTTTACTCTATGGAACTATCTGTAATACAATCGTTTTTATTTTTAACATGTTATTTGGTATCACAAATAGCCTTTTGTGAACTCTTTGCGATACGTATCTTGTTTTTATTGTTCTGTCTAATTTGATTTTGGAGCATTGTTGCAATGTTTGGCAGAGTCTTTAATTTGCCTGTTTATTTTGCGCCTGTCCGTTTCAAATGTCAAAGATGATAGTTTTATCATCTGAAAGATTTTGAGCCGTCAGAATGCTTTATTTTGCCTCAACCCAGTATTTTTTCTTCATGCGACCTGATTTTGTTTATAATGCCCTGTTTCTCTTTTCGGCAGCGATGCCACAGTAATAACAAAATTAAACCTGTGATTACAGTTATTATTGCAATCACAGTAAAGATGATAAAAGGCTTTCCATCTATAGGAACCGTTAGCAGAGATGTCAAAAAAGAACAGAATATGGAAAAACAGGATATTGCAATCTCAAGATACAAGTCTGAGTTGCTACCCTTTTCCAATTCGTTCAACTCGCTCTCTTGTACTTGATAGATTTTTATAGTGTCAGTAGGAATAATTTTAACGTTAGTATCACCAAATGAACTATTCTTCCGAGCCATTTTCTATAGTTTTGTAAATTTTTGCTAATAAATCTGCTGATTTCTTAGATAAAGCCCAAGCACTTCGTAAATTTAAATCAAAGCGTATTACCATAACATCCAAACTTCTTATTCCCGACGAAGTGTATATTTCGTCTCTCACACTTACACTCGTGGTGTCATTTTCGGCAATTTCAAGAAGATAAGTGTTATTCATTATCTCATGGCAGTTCCCATAAGCAGCCAAAGATTTTTTATGAATGTTCTTGTCATCTATTCCAAATATTACTATGAAATATTGCATTGCTATTTTTTTTATATAACTTTGTAGAAAAAATATGGATAATAAATCAGATACATTTCTTTTGCAACTATTATCAATGCTGATATTGATAATTATTGCCATTGAACTTGCAGGGATATTTGTAAAGTTGTAAAGATGCAGGCATCACTCCTTGCTTCCGATTTTGAAACTACTTGTAGCAAATCCGACAAGGCGTAAATCCTTTTGCCTTTGCGCTGCTTACAGAAAGCTGTCTGATGCTGCCCGAACATCTGTTTAATCCACGGCAAGTTTGTGTTGCGTGGTACTTCTTTGCCTTTGGACCAGTGCAGATGTAGACTGTTGCTTCTTTGGTCTTTACTTCGGTGCTTACTTGCCCACTTAATATGAATGCGAGAGCGGAGAGAATTAATGTTTTCATAAAATGTTATTTAAATTATTTGTACATAAAGATAGTTACATATATCTTATTTTCATCGTCCATTTGAATTCCTACATAGTCCTTCCAATCCTTAAAATACGAATTTAGTCGTTTGGTTAAAGTTTCATACTTTTCATCATAATTGTAAGGGAGATGTCGAAATATAAAGTCTGGTTTATTACTGTACACTAATCGTATTTCAGTTAATTTCTCTGTCGTAGGAGAAAAACGAAATCCGATTTCCTCCACTTCGTTATGGAAGAATGTCCCCCTAATAAATATAATATCAGACCACCCTAAATCGATGTTATAGTAGGTTCGAAGAAGACGAAAATAATCCCCTTTGCTGATAAGACCGATATTTACAGCTCTCCTCAAACAGTGTTCTTGTTCCATCCTTGAACTAAAGCTCGCCCAACCAAATTTTTCAATGAAATAGATAGGGTCGCTGGAAGAACTTATTGATTTTGCTAAATTCCAAAACTTAGATTGACGGTAATAGTAACATATTACAGCAATAATAAGAGTGAGGGATAAGGCTAAGAGGAATGGATTTATTAGTTCTAACATATCTACTTTAAACCAAGTTTTTTAGGTGCATTAATATCTCTATTGCTCCATTCGTCAGGTTCATCACAAAAGTTTCCGTAAACGTACTTTGATGTCCATTTGTCAAATATGTAAACTGCGAAACCATTACCACAAAAATGATACTGATACCTGTTATTCAGTGCAAATAGGTACAAGATAATAAGAAATAAACTTGCAAGAATTAGCTTTGCTGTGCGATAAAGAGTATTTGTCATAACTATACGTTTATTTCTTTGCCATACAAAGCATAACTCTGTACACTCCGTAAATATCATTCAGCGCAACCTCGAAAGGTGCATATATTGGATCAGGGTTAATCGAAACGCAACGAATACAATTCTCTTTCTCTGATGGTGTAAGTGCCTTTACCACTACCCCATTGCAAGTGTCGAGCACATAAACCTTACCCCAGTCTATAAAGGCACGTTCGTTTATGCGCTTTGCAAGAACGATGCTGCCGTTCGGATACTCGTCTGCCATACTATCACCCGATATGGTTATTGCTATGTCTGCTCCATTTATAGGAGAAATTATCTTTTCACAGTCTTGCAAGCTGACAGAAACAACAAAGTCATTAAGCGAGCCACCTTGTGCAGATATGGGAAGCAAAGGTACTCGAGTGTATTCCATTTCGTTGAAGCCAGCCAAAGATGGTTCAGTAGTAAACATAGAACCTTCACCTGTTAATAAAAATGATTTACTAAAGCCAAATACTTCTGACCATTTTTCTGCTGATTTCTTTCCAAATCTGCTATTTTCTGCAAGTAAAGCATTAATATATGTTTTTGAAACACCTAGCCTTTTGGCTATATCTATCTGTGAAATGCCCTGACTATCAAAGTAGTTTCGTAATTTCTCTCCAATATTTGCCATCTTTTAAAACTTAAATAAAGTTAATAACTAAACTTTTAGTTTACTTTTTCTTGTGTAGTAAACCAAAACACTTTACCTTTGTCGCCGTGTTAAGTAAACAGCTTGTCAATTTATAGTAAACTATACTTGTCAGGCTGCAAATTTAAACAAAATATAAGAAATGTCCAAAAGAAAAGCAATAAAATTAAGACGTGGTGGCACGGCAAGACTAGCAAAGCTTTGTCGAGTTTCACGACAAACGGTATGGAAAGCCATCAATTGGAATGCCGACACCGATATGGAAAACCTAGTCCGCCAAAAAGCGGCGGACTTAGGGCTTATAAAGAAGTTTTAACTAACATTTATAATTATGAAAACATTTAAGAATTACACCCCACACCCCATCGCACTTAACGATGGTAGAACATTTGCAAGCGAGGGTCTTGCAAGAGTTAGCGCAACATTTTCTCCGTTTGACGAGAACGGAGTATGCGCCCAAGAGTTTGGGCAAGTAACCGGCTTGCCCGAGCCAACAGCCGATACGCTGTACATTGTCAGTGCGCTTGTACTGACGGCAGCAAAGGCAGCAGGCAGAACAGACTGTGTTGCACCAGCAACAGGACACCCCGATTGCAAGCGCAACGACAAGGGGTTCATTGTTAGTGTGCCAGGTTTTGTGAGATAATGTTCAACCAGCAGCGGGGGCGCAAGTGTTTTCTTGGCACTGTTCCCTGTAGTGTCCTCGCTGCATAATTTTAAAGAAATGAAAGAAATGAAAGAAATATTCTGTATAAACTGGTTCGCCAACCTGTCGTTGGTGCAAAGGTTTGCTGTAATTGCGGCAATCACGGCATTTTGCTGTGTGTTGTTTTCTGCAATGGCAGCAAACCTTTTTGTGTTTTCGGCAAGCTGTATAGCATTTTATGTAGCTTGCAAATGGGTAGGAATGTTAGAGATTGATATCGAGGAATGATGTCGCGTGAGCTTGACATAATAGCAAACAGAATGGCTAACATTCTTGCCGACAAGGTAGCCGACAAGGTTGTGGAAAAATTAGGCTTTAATGCTGGTGCAATGATGACACGCAAGGAAGCTGCAAAGTTTTTAGGCTATTCAGAAAGCTATGTTAAGAAGCTCAACATTCCAACATACAAAATAGGGCGCAAAGCCCTGTACAAGAAAGAGGACTTAACGGCTTTCCTCACAGCAAAAGCCGAAAGGGAGAGAAGCCTTATAAAACGGTAGGCAGCTTAAATCTGTGGTTCGATTCCACTTCTCTCCACTATTTTAAAAGTGGTCTTTGACTTATTGATACAAAAGAAACAAAGAAAGAACATACATATTGTTTATATAGCACGCAAAAACGTCATAGCGTAGAGAGTAGGCAGGGTTGGCGTCTGTCTCGCATAAACAATATACTATATAGATTTTAGACGTAAGTACGCAACGCACCTTTACAACACGTAAAGAGAATAGCTGTTGGGGTCGCTTGCGTGGGAAACAACTTCGTATGTAAGCTCTATTCTGCTACGCTTTCATCTTCTCTACACAGAGTGGGTACTGCGCAAGTGGAAATATACAGAGTGCCTATCGTGATTTTGGTGGCTAACTGGGGACGAATGGGTGTATATATGCGAAGACTTCTTAACTGCGTGGCGATATTTGATAGTAAATAGCACTTTGCGAAAGGAGCAAAAGCAAAGCATACATCTAAAATAAATTTTGAACAATACTAAATTTCAATATAAACCCACTCCGCACGCTTTAGCGGTGCTGCAATCGAATTGAGAGTGGGTCCTTTTCCATTTTTATAATATGATTTCTTGATTTTTCAGTTGCAGCCGCTTGTGATAAGTCGCTGCAGCAACTAATGTATTTTGTTAATGTATAGACTATAATAATTATTATCTGCAGAGGCAGATGTTACCTTTATCGAATGTGCAACTCGTGATGAGCTGCACATTTTTTATATAGCTTGTGAACTGCACGGTGTGGGATAAACTTGGTCTGCGGTTCGTCTCCGCCAAAAACTACAAATTATAAAATAATAAACAATAAAAACAATATGGCAAAAAGAGATAGCTTTTTGAGGTTCGCCGTTAAGGCAAACTTCGAAGAAAAAAGAGTAGTTGCCTATGAAGATGGCGATGAAACATTCCATACGATGAAGCACGAAAGCGAAGAAGACGAGGCACACGTCTTTCGTACGTTTAAAAACGCTTATATCGAAGTGTATAAGTGTTTTCCTAATGAAGATGGCATCAGAAAAGAGTTTGAAAAGGTTAAGGAAGCCAACAAAGAGGCTCACAATAGCCTCAAAGAATCTTTTAAAGAGTTCGTAACTCTGCCCGAAATAAAGCTCGAAAAATCAAAAATAGAGTTTTCGGAGGAGAAAATATTGGGAGAACTCGATTTAAGCAAGGAAGAATACAGATTCCTTGCGAATAAGGAAAGCCACACCTTTGGAGGCAGGGGCAATTTCCTTATCACTTACAACGGTAAGGAGTTTTTGGGAGTGGTAACCAACAGCGAGCATTTCGTATGGTCGCAATTGCGGTCGGAATACCACCCACGAGAGATACAAGGCGCAACCCATATTGATAAGTACGGGTTGCCCGAAGATTTATATAGCTTGCTATATGATTTGTTTCAGGCAAGTTTAGAAGAATTATTATAACTATAAACATTATCATAATGAAAATTCATTTTAAAACACTCACATTAAAAAATTTCAAAGGATTTTTAGGTGAGAAAACAATCAACTTCTGTGATACGGTAACTTCCATATATGGAGCGAATCACACAGGAAAGACAACCGTCATAGATGCAATTCTATGGGTATTATTCGACAAGAACAGCGAGGGTGCAAGCGTCTTTGGCATAGACACCAAAGACGAAAACAATAACGTAATTCCAAAATTGGAACACTGCGTTAAGCTTACGCTGTCAGTAGACGGAGTAGAACGCACTCTTGAAAAGGTGCGTAAAGACGTGTGGAGCAAGCCACGAGGACAAAAAGAAGAAGTCCTCTCAGGGCACACCACGAACTATTTTATAAGTGGCAACAAGTACACACAAACAGAGTACAAGGCAGAAATAGCAAATATATTGCCCGAAGCCCTGTTTAAATGCATAACAAACCCTATGTTCTTTCCAACCTTACCACCAATCGAACAACGTATGTTACTCGAACAGATGGTAGGAGAAACAAACTTTGTCGATGTTGTAGCTCAAAAAGAAGAATGGGCTTTGCTCGAAAAGTACATAGAGAATGGGGATATAGAAAGGTTTAGAGAAAACCTTGCATACAAGATTAAGGGTATAAAAGAGGAACTCAAACTTATTCCAAGCCGAATTAGTGAGCATACTAACGAACTTGCAGAGTTGCAAAGCAAAGATTACAACTTCCCCATACTCGAAAAGCGCATTGCGGAAATAGAAAAAGGTCTGCAGCATTATGATGATATGCTTGCCGATGCAAGCAAGGGCAGTGATGAGAAATACAAAGCCAAAATGGCTGTCCGCAAGCAGATACAAGCCTATGAAGCTGAACGAGACAGCATCATAAACGGCATAGAGAAAGAAAACAAGAGTGCTATTGATAAGCACGCAAGTAATATTGAAAACATACAGCGTGCTTTGAAAGATTTAAAAGGTAGTATTTCTTTCGTGGAGAGTGCGCAAAACGCATGCGAGCGTAGGTTGCAAGCCCTCATCGAACACAAGGAAGACTATCGCAAACGATGGCAACAGATAGAGGACGAGGCATTTGTGTGGGACGCAAACAATGAAGTTTGCCCTACGTGCCACCAGCGACTTCCACAAGAAGATATTGACGAATTGCGTGAGCGTTTGCAAGGCAACTTCAACGAGAATAAGGCGAAGAAACAAGAAGCCTTAGATATAGAGGCGCAAAACATATTGGAGACACAAAAGAAAATAAATGAGGAAACAGAACGTCTCCAAAAGGACAAGGATAATACTCTTACAAGCATATCTGTGCTTGAAAAGAAATTAGAGGAAGCAAAAGGCACTCAACCCGAAAAGAAAGACTACACGACGGATAGCAGAGTTATTGAACTTACAAACCTCATCAAAGGCGAAGAGGACAAGTTACAGCAACTCGAACAGGAAGAGGATAACACTACACAACAGGAGGCAATTAACCGTATAAAAGAGCAGAAGCAAGGACAACAGCAGCTCCGAGACCAACTCCGAGACCAACTCCAAACCAAAAAACAGATAGAGCGCAAGGAAAAGCGCATCGCTGAACTCACAGCAGAGCAGCAAAGCCTTAGTCAGCAGCTAACAGATTTAGAGCAGCAGGACAATGCAGCTATGAAGCTGGTGCAGTTTTATATAGAAGAGTTGGAAAAGAAAGTGAATAAGATGTTTGATATTGTAAAATTTACAATGTTTGAACACCACCTTAATGGTAATATCAAAACAAAGTGCGAATGCACGATGCACGGCACACCTTACCAAGATTTATCGAACAGCGAAAAGATAAACGCTGGAATAGATATCATTAACGCTATGTGCAGGCATCGCAATGCTTTTGCGCCTATCATAATAGATAATGCAGAAAGCATCACAGATATATTGCCAACGGCAAGCCAGCAAATACGCCTGGTGGTAAGTGCGCAAGACAAAGAACTAACAGTAGTAAACTCTTAAAAACAAAAAATAATTATGACACAACAACAAACAACAGCAACAGCACAACTTCCATCACAAAGTAATACAGCATTAAAGGAAATGCAGGAAAAAACCGTAAATGCGGTTATGAAACAGGTTGAAGAGCTAAAACAATCAGGCGGACTTGTGCTGCCAAAAGATTATAATGTAGGTAATGCTCTTAAAAGTGCGTGGATATACCTGCAAACAATAGAGACACGCACCAAGCAGAAAGCAATAGATGTATGCACCAAATTAAGCATTTGTAATTGCTTACTCGAAATGGTGATACGTGGACAGCACCCTAAAAAACACTGCTACTTTATTGCTTGTGGTAACTCTCTTGAATATTGGGAACGCTACACGGGGAAGCTATTGCGTGCAAAGCGTGATACCAATATACAAGAAGTGGTGGCACAGGTCATCTATGAGGGAGATAATTTTGTCTACGGTGTAGACAAGAACGGATATTATCAATTGATAAAACACGAGACAGCAATAGAAAACATCAATCCCGACAAAATCAAAGCAGCTTATGCTGTCGTGATTTACAAAGATGGTAACAAGCATTTGGAGGTTATGACAATGGACCAAATCCGCAAGTCGTGGCAGCAAGGTGCAGCACGTGGCGCAAGTGGTGCGCATCAAAACTTCACAGACCAAATGTGCAAGAAAACAGTCATTGCACGTGCTTGCAAAATAGAATTAGATAGTGCAACTGACGGAGAAGAGGAAGAGTTGTCTATGACACCACCAAACGCAGCTGAAACTATTCGAGACGCAGCACAACAGCAAATAACAGTGCAGGCGAACGAAACCCCACAGTTGGAAAATAAGAAGCAGGAAACTATTGATTTTTCAGAGTCTGCAGTATATGAACCAGTAGCCGACACTCCACAACCCGATAACAAAAGCGAGCGCAAGTGTCCCATCTAATATATAAAAGGTAAAAGCAATGGTATTAACTTGCATTGGCAGTTCCTCCAAAGGGAACTGCTACGTAATTCAGAACGACAGTGAAGCCTTGATAATAGAAGCAGGGCTACCACTGCTGGAAGCCAAAAAGGTTTTAAACTGGAATATTCAAAAGGTGGTCGGCTGTTTGGTTTCGCACCAGCACGGAGACCACGCAGCATTCGCAAGGGAGTACACCGATGCAGCAATACCATTGCTTGCGCCCGAAGAGACTATTAAAACAAAGAATTTAGGCTACAGTGCTAAAGCTGCAGAACACGGCAAATGTTACAAGTTAGGCAACTTTAAAGTTATACCTTTCAATGTGTACCACGATGTGCCGTGCGTAGGATACCTTGTATGGCATAAAGAGTTTGGCAAACTATTCTTTGCAACAGATACCTATGCAGTACCTTACAACTTCAATGGCATTAACCATTGGCTCATAGAAGCCAACTATTCGGACGAGATATTGGACAGCAATATCATCAGCGGACGAGTACCAGCGATTATGAGAGACCGATTGATGTTGAGCCATTTAAGCATTGCCAATGCAATTGGTATATTAAAGCGGAACGATTTGAGCCAAACAGAACACATTGTGTTATTGCACCTGTCAGACGGCAACAGCAACGAAGCCGAATTTGTAAGAGCAGTCCGCAGGGCAACAGGCAAGCGCACGGTAGCCGCCAAAAGAGGGGTAGAAATAACATTATAAAAATACAATGGGAATAATTAACAAAAACGCAAACAAAAAAAAGAAATTATGCAGAAAGTATTAGGACAAGACATCAAGAACTTGGACGAGCGCAAACAGTTCCTTATCGACAATGCAGACGAAGTTGTCGAAATGGATTACAGTAAAGCGTTTGATGCCGACGAACTTGCAAAGAAGAAGACTACACTTGCAGAGAAGTCTATCAAAATTCATGACCTGCAAGAAGAAATTAAAGACTTCAAAGCAGAAAAGAACCTTGAATTAAAACCTCTAAAAGAGGACGTCGAAGAACTGCTTGCCGACATTAAGGCGAAGAGCCGCGTCGTAACAGAAAAAGTCTACAAATTCGTAAACGAAGAAGAACGTATGGCGTGCTTCTATAATGCAGAGGGTGTACTTGTGTCAAGTCGCCCTGCAACAAGAGACGAACTCTCACCAACTTTGTTCAAAGAGTTCAAAAAAGCAGAGTAACAAACCAATTAACAACATTTAATTATGACAAACGAAAAAATGCAAATCAATCTTGATAAGGACTGTCAAAAGGCAGAGGTTATCATTCGCGAAGTGGGCAATGTGAACGAGCTGCCCGTGCTTGAACCCGAAAACCTCAACGTAAGAGGTACTATTGGGGCTATTTTATCATTCCTCGAGAAACGCTGGGGTTGCGATGGTCAGATAGACCGTGAACACACGCATATCATTGTAGACCGAGATAACCTAACAATGGTGCTTGTCTGCAACGAGACAGACAAACGTAACAGAATTATCGTTACAGGACAATTGCAGCTGTCCCGTCAGTTTGAAGCGTTCCACATCAATGATGGCTATGAATGGGAACCTATTCAGCTTAGCCAATTCATCAAGATGAGCCGTGCTTACTTTGCCGAGCGTGATACCAACATGAAATTGGTGTCAGTCTTTAAGAACTTCAAGGCAAAGGTGAACACCGACTACGAGCGAGACCGCAAGGAAAACGGTTCATATATGGACAACTATTCACAAATTGTAGATTCCAATATGCCCGACCGCTTCTTTGTAGTACTGCCGATTTTCAAAGGCACAAAAGCGCAGTCTATCGAAGTGGAAACGTATGCCACTATCAATGGGCACGACGTAACGGTGCAGCTTATTTCCCCAAGTGCACAGCAAGTTGTAGAAGAAACACTGGACACTATCATTGATGAACAGATTGAAGCCATCAAGGAGATTGCGCCCGAAATCCCATTCATCGAGAAATAGACAACAACGTATGGTTTTTGGATAGGTGGCGGAATTGGTAGACGCTAAACTTAAGTCGGTGAGAGGGGAATATGGGAGAGACCATTACAACAGAAGCCGTGTAAGCACCTCTAACGTGGTATATTCCTATAAATCAAGTGAAAATATTAAGACATGTGCAACGCTTAGTTGGTAACGGCTAACACTTGATATAGCTCGTGCAGGTTCGAGTCCTGCTCTATCCATTAATTTAAAATAAATGTCTAACAAAAAAACAAAAAAAATTATGCGTAAAATGGAAGAAAAAATGAAACAATACACTTGTACTAAAAGTGTAAAAGCAGCACCCTGTGATTTGTTTGATGCGCAGGAAATCATAGGTCGAAAAATCTATGGAGATGATAGTGAGAATATGATGGGTTATCTCATTCAATACGAAGACGGCTATATGTCATGGTCGCCTAAAAAAGCTTTCGAGGAGGGCTATGTATTAACTGAAACTTTCATTAATAGAATGGAATTTGAGCTTACAGAGCTAACCCAGCGTATCAACAAGGCTATGCAAGCGTGCTTTACAATCGGCACATTGCATTGGTACAAACGGCAAGAACTTATGAGACAATTAGAGCATATGCAAAAATATGCTGATGCTCTTTATCAACGTATCGAAAGAGCAAAAGAAGACGAATCTCAGCAGAAAGAGCGTTCAATCATAGTTGAGCGATATGTAAAAAGAAGACCAATAGAAAATAAGGAAATATAATAAGCTATGAGTTTGACTTTTGAGCAAGCATTGACTCAACAGAAAGCCAAGCGCAAATCACCCTCTAATGAGGAGCACCGCATACAATGTTCTTGTGTGCGGTGGTTTAATTTAAAGCATAGAAAGTTACAAGGTCGTCTTTTCGCAGTTCCCAATGGAGGTAAACGAGATGCACGCACAGCTGCAATACTCAAAGAAGAGGGCGTTGTGGCAGGTGTGGCAGACTTAATACTGCTTATTCCTAATCGTTTTTATGGAGCTTTGCTTATAGAAATGAAAACAGCAAAGGGCAAGCAAAGTCCATCGCAAAAGCAATGGGAGAAGCTTGTAACGGAGCAGGGAGAATATAAATATATCGTCTGCCATTCGTTGGACGAATTTATAAATGAAGTAGAAAGTTACCTTAAATTTCAATAAAATGGATATTGATTATTACCCTATCGAAATTAGTATCTTCCAAGATGCTAAAGTACGAAAGCTTATACAATATCAGGGAGCAAAAGCAGCAACAGTATATATATATCTGTTATGTGAAATATATCGTAATGGATATTATATATCGTGGAATAAGACCACAGTACAACTTGTTATACAAGCTTTAAATTTAGATGTAGCTTTCGTAAAGGAAGCTGTAATTTGTTGTGCAAAAGTAGGATTATTCAATTCTGAATATCTATACAAAGAAAAGATTCTAACATCAAAGGGCATTCAGAAACGATACCTAAGAATTTCTAAGCTATGCAACAACTCTATAGCCATAGAAGATTACAGTTGCATAGAAAACAAACAATGTGTCAAACAAAAAAACACTACAGGAATAGATAAAGAAATTGAAGAACTAAAACTATCCTGTGTATGGCTCGACAACTTACAAACATTGCATCACTTACCAAAAGATGTATTAATAAACAAGTTGGACGATTTTAAACTGCAATGTTTGGCAGATGGAATAGAGGAACACGCCAATATCAGAGATGCAAAGCAGCACTTCAATAATTGGTTAAGAAAAATGCAAAACAATGAAAGCAATAGACAAGAAACAAAAAATAGACGTAGAGGCAATGTTCTCACTTCTTCTAAAAAGAAAGAATATACCGACACGTTTTAGAATACCATACACAACAGAACAAGTATATACTATGCTGTATGCAGCTTGTAAAGCCGAAGTTGCAGCACGAATGAGAAAATTTGTTGATAGCAAAGAATATAAACAGCATATATTAGATGTCGCTAAGTGGCTGACATCAAACGAAACAACATTTGGGTTGTTTATTTGTGGCGATAAAGGCAACGGGAAAACAACTCTTGTGCTGGCGTTGCAGTCATTGTATTTCTATCTCCATTTAGGAGAGCGTTGCGAGAACAGAGAGCCACCGTACAGCGGTTTCAGAATTGTAACAGCAAAGGAGCTTGTGCAGCTGGCTAAAGCTGACAACAATCCGACAAAAGAAAACGAAAAAGCAACTACAGAATTTCGTCTTCTAAAGAACATAGAGATACTATGTATAGATGACTTAGGCACAGAGCCTTGCGAAAGTCTTAACTATGGTGATACTGTTACGGCAGTTACAGATGTTATACATTATCGCTATCAAAAGCAATTTTGCACGATAACAACATCTAATCTTACTTCAAAAGAGATTGGAGAGTATTACGACCAGCGTCTACTTGATAGATTTAAAGAGATGATGCACGTTGTAAACTTTGCTCACGAACCATCATTTAGATAAAATATTTAATAAAACAATAAACAATAAAAGTTATGAAAACAGAAACAATGAATAAATTATGCGCTTCTTATATGGAAGATGTAAGAGGCGTAAAGAGAAATACGCCTAATAGAAACTTTGTATTGCGTCTAATCGAAGATACGTACAAAGCAGGAATTGAAAATGCCTACAAAGGCATTAAGCCGTTAGACTGGACGGTTGGAAAGTATGGAATGTGGGCGAATACATTTGTAGGTATGTTTTCTATTCGTCCGCTTTTGAAAGGTGGTTTTGAAGTAATTTACAACGGAGAAACATTGTGCACTCGTTCTACCTTATCAAAGGCGAAAGAGTTTGCGAACAATGTTTACAGGAAGAAAGCAAAGGAAAGGTTGGGGCTATGAAGCAGAAAGATTTAGCCGATGAGTATGCAGAGAAAGAGTACAAACGGGTAAACGGAGATAGTGCTCCCATCTTTACAGATGAGACCTGTTTTACTTTTGACGACATTAAAGCTGCTTTTAACACAGGGCGTGAGAGTGTGGTGGAGAGTTTGCCAAAATTGAAATGGCAAAGAGTTCACAAAGATGGACCACACCTTGCCGTAACAGTTTTTAATTGGTTCTACAGGATAGAATTTATTTATAACGAATTTCATTTATTCTGTAATAGCTATTTTATCAGTTGTTATATCTCACTTTCAGATACCAAGCAGGCAGCCAACGAACACTATAAACAATATATTAAACAGGCATTGGAGTTATGATTGAAACAAAACTATCAGTTAAAGAGATTGAACGTATCATTGTTGCGTACTTAGGCGGTGTCAGAACGAATATTATAGTTCCAAACCTGTCATGGGGCTTTCTTAACCATGAAGCAGACCTAATAAGTATAGATAAGAATGGGTACCTTACAGAAGTTGAAATTAAGCGTTCTTTTGAGGACTTTAAGACAGACTTCAAAAAAGACAACTACCACGACACAGATGAGCGTGTTTACCGTTTTGGATACTTCGTCCCAAAAGCTATCTTAAAGGAGTGTATTGAATATAACAACGAATATTGCAAAGGTGTAACCTTTAACGATGAACCATATTCTGTATTTGGTTTCACAGATGATGGGAAAGTATATGACGGAAAAGGGCGCATTATACATCTTGCTTTTTCTTATTCAAGCAACCCCAGAAGTCGTAAACTATTCTTAGAAGAAAGGTTAAAAGTAGCACACCTTGGATGTATGAGGTTGTACCCACTCGGGCAAAAGAGTATAAAACGTTAAAACATAACAAAATTATGACGATATTAGAATTACAAAAGGCACTTCAAGAAATGTACGAAAAGTACGGAGATGTTGAAGTAGCTATCCAAAACGGAGACGATAGCGGAGAATACTGCGGTCAAAGAAATATTGAAAATGTAGAATTTGAGGGAGAATACCCTAACGAAATGGTTATTCTGTCGTAAAAAATAAATTATGAACAGAGATATTCACCATAGCTGCAAATGCACAGGGCAAAATTTCACTTTCGAAGAATGGGGTGAATACCTACGTTTGGAGGATAGACCCAAAATAGTGCATCAATGCAAAGAGTTTGGCTTCAATATTTTCGATGTATGCTTAACACCGAATGTTAAGATAAAATGGGAAAATAAAACAAATTACTTTAAAGTCGAAACAGCGCAATCAGACAACGGACGGTGGGATTACGGACTTAGTTATAATTTTTGGACGCAAGGCGGTGGTTGTGGTGCAGGCTATGTTGATATACCAACAGGTGGGTATAATACAGAAAAAGAAGCTATCAATGCAGCCTTAAGTTCCTTAGAAGAGAAATGCCAACGTATTATTGACGAAAATCAATTCAGGGGCGGAGATATAGACGACGATAGTAACGAACCCGAAATTAGGGGTTCGTCTGTACTTCCAATACTTAAAGAGGCAATGCGTAAGATTGCTTATTATAAAGAAGTATTCAACCCCCGACAATTAGAATTGTTTGATTAGTTTTTTGAAACCTAAGATTAGTTTTGATTTATGAAAGGAAAAACAATAAACGATATATGCGAGGATAGTGTAATTTATAAAGCACCTTACTACTTTATAAATAGTAACGGGGAGTGCGAAATATCTAAGAAATTAAAAATAGAAAAGTAATATGATTGCAAAAAAAATAAAAGCGTATTTTGAGGAACGCAAAGAGAGAAAGCGCATATCAGAACAATATGCGTTGGAAAAGAAATGTGTGGAATATTTTGATAAATCCGTCCCCCGATGGACGGGGAGTTTGGAAGAATTGATAGGCAGCACACCATTGCCCGAAAAAGAGATATACTTGCTTGGGAAATTTAAGAAAGATAGTTTTCCATTGCAGGCAGTAAGGCTTCATCGTTCTTGGCGGAATGAACGACCAATGTTATCTTACGGAGATTACTCTTACCATTCTACGTATGAATGGCTGACCTCAGTTGAGAATTTTCCTAATGAACTGTGGTTTTCTACTGAAGATTATCCACGTCCAACACGTCCCACGTTGCTTTTATGCGAGTATAACTCTGGACATTACGAGGTGGTCAAGTATGCAGATAAAACGTGGGTAACAGAGTTATGTTTCCCTGTAAAGCCTACACGTTACTTCGTTCTTGACTTCTTAACTGAAGGTAAATAACATTTAAATAGAGTCTTAATATGAAGAAACTAATTTTATTATCAGTATTAGCATTTGTAGTCAGTTCTTGTGGCTATGAGATTAGAAAGAAGCCAGAGCCTCCTAAGCCGAAGCTGACAAAGGAACAGATACGAAAGCAAGAATATGAACAAAGGTTGAAAGACTACGATGTACAGTTCTTGTTTGAGTGTAACGGAGTAAAGGTATATCGGTTTTGTGATAATGGAAATAATATCTATTTCACTGATGCAAACGGAATGACTTACTATCAATACAGCACGAAGTATACCCATAGGGTTCAATCTATTAATACAAGGAGGTAAATTATGATAGTATATATTAACTTATTAGTGCTTTTTCTCATTTCTCTTGCTTGCGTGTTTATGTCAAAATATGTTCCTGATGAGTATGCGAGGATAAACAGGCGGATAGATAATTTGTTTGCTAATCAACGAATGATGTATAAATATCAACTGCTTTCGTTGTTGGCAAATATGAGAAATTTAAAGACATTGGCTATTATACAGGAGGAATACGAGATTGCAAATAGCATACAAGAGAACATAGAAAAAATAGAAAAAAGAATTGAAAGATTATGAAGCGTGAAATTTTATTTAGAGGAAAAAGAGTAGACAATGGCGAGTGGGTCTATGGTAGAGGATTACAGCAATGTAAAGATGAACTTGGAAACGAGATAGTAGCCATATTCAAAAATGTTGTGAAGTCTGAAAAGTATATAAAGAAAGAGGGTAGGTACACTCTTTATTACGTGCCAGTGAAAGCTGAAACGCTCGGTCAGTTCACCGGGTTTAAAGATAAAAACGGCAAGAACATATTTGAGGGGGATATTGTGCGTTTAGGTGATGACTTGCATTATTTTATATTTAATATAGAATATGGCTCTTTTGTGGCTGCAAGTATAAAAGGAGGCATTGGAATACGTCTATTTCAGTGTACTATAACAAATTGTGGATATGCCATCATCGGCAATATTCACGATAACCCCGAACTAATCAAGTAAGCGTATGAGAAGAAAAATAATCCCTAAACACTGCACCCACCCTATTTGCCATTGTACAGATGGGGTGGACACAATAGACTGTTGGGCGTTCCTTAATGAAAGATTTGAGGAGTGTCCGTATACAAATTGTGAATGTTATAAACAAGAATGAAGATATTAGTACAATTTAGCGGAGGCAAGGATAGTCAGGCTTGCCTTATCAAGGCGGTAAATGACTACGGCAATGAAAAAGTTACAGCATTGTTCTGTGATACAGGGTGGGAGCACGAAGATACTTACACGCATATTCACAATGTTTGCAACCAATTAGGCGTAGAACTGATTACGCTCAAAAGCAGTAAGTATAAAGACTTTGTGGATATGTCTATTAAAAAAGGAAGATTTCCATCAACAATGGCAAGGTTCTGTACTTCTGAACTGAAAATAATACCAATGATAGATTATATTCTCTCACAAGATGAGAGCTTTATCATTATTCAAGGAATTAGAGCTAAAGAAAGTAAGGCACGTGCTGGGTATGATGTTGAATGTTCTTATTTTAAGGACTACTTCAACAAAGAAGTAAAAGGTCTATATCGCAAGAAAGATGTGATAGAATGGTGTAAGACACACGATGCTTCTGTCCTGCGACCTATATTCAGATGGTCAGCACAGGATGTAATAGATTATATACTGGAGAATGGCCAGCGACCTAATCCTTTGTACGAACGTGGTTTTTCACGTGTTGGTTGCTTTCCTTGCATTATGTGTAGAAAGCGTGAAGCACAGTTGATTTCAAAAGATGAATGGGCAAGAAAACGGCTAATAGATGCTGAACAACGAATGAAAGATGAAACAGAAAGAGGTTCGTCTTTCTTTCCACCTATATACATTCCTAAACGTTTCTGTGCCAACGGAGAATACCCCACTGTGCAGGAGGTATTCAAATATGTAAACCGAAATGACACAGAACTGGATATGTTTGAGCCAGAGGGAGGATATAGTTGTATGAGCTTATATCACGGTTTGTGTGAATAACGAATAAATAAATACCAAAGCTGATAGTATGGACGAATTAAGAAGAGAATATATCATTCCAATAAAACCTGTAGAAATGATAGATTGTAGTTATCTACCTAACAAAAAGAGTAAATCACGTGCAGGGTCAGCACCTTACGCAAGTAAGAGGAAAAAAAAACGTAAAAAGTAAATATTATGAAGATAAATAATGAAGCGGAACTGCTAAATAAGTTCTGCGATAAAAGCAATTCTAACAACTTGCGCTCCTATCCGTTTTTCAATACGAGGTACAACGAGGTATGGAGTACTGATGGGTATACTCTTATTAGGGTAAATCCCGAAATTCTTGTTGGCGAATATATTAAGGAGAGTTTGCCAATGCCTAACTTAGAATATCCTTGTGAAAAGACTATCACCATTAAGGCATTAAACAAAGCATTAGAGGCGTGTCCTTTGGTTGATGAAGAAGTTGTAATACAAGACGCTGTAAAATGTGAGGAATGCGATGGAAGTGGTGAAGTGTATTGGGAATACAAGGACAATCATTTGTACACCCACGAACGCTTGATGGATTGCCCTATATGCGATGGCACAGGAGAGATGGAACACGAGAAGACAAAGAGAACGGGTAAGAAAGTTATTGCAGACGATGCCGTCATTGAAGTGGGAGATGCTTATATCTTTGCTAAGTATCTTCAAACTCTAAAGCAGGCAATGGATTTTCTTAACATTGCGTCTGTTAAGATAACACACAACTCGCCTAAAGGAGCAAATGAGTTTGTTGTAAATGACGATATACGCATCATTATTGCGAGTATGCTCTTTGACTATTCAAATGAATGCAACGCAGAATTAGAATTAAGATAATAACAATTAAAAGAAAAGTAAAAATATGGAAAGAAAAATTATTGAAAATGGAACACCTTTTAGGTGGCACAATTCAAAAGAGGAACTTCCAAACCTTAAGAATGAAAAAGACACACTTACTTGTGTTGTCAAACGTAATGGGCTCCTGTCTCTTAGTGTATGGAACCAATATTACCAAGTATGGGACGATGAATTTGGCGACGATTACGAAATGAGCAAGGAAACAGAACTTGAATGGTCTCCTCTTGATACGATGGAGGAAAGTGAAATTATTAAATTATAAGCAGGAAGGAATATATTAAAATTAAGAATTGATGGGATACTTAATAGATTTTATACCAATACTATTGTCGTTCTTTGTATGCTATTACGCTGGTAAATATAAAGCGTACAGCGATATTTACGAGAAAGTTCTAAACGAACACGTAAAAAGACATTTTGAAGAAGAATTTAAAAACGATATTAAAAACAAAATAAATAAAGGACAAAACAAATGGAAGTAAAATTCAACGCAGGGGATATGTGCGCCATTCCCGATGGTTGCAAGGCAACTATTAAAGATGGAGTGGTGATATTCGAGAAAGAAGAAAAATTCAAAGACGGAGATATTCTTGTGTCTTTTGTAAATGGGGAAAGGTACAATGCCTTTATATATAAAGGCACGGATAAAAATGGTTTCCATTCATACTATGTTGGAGTAGATGTAGGCAAACTGCTTTCTATCAGTACATCTCCAAGCAATAGGTGGTGCAATTCTAATTTATCCTACGCCACCGAAGAAGAAAAACAGTTACTCTTTGATAAAATGAAAGAGCAAGGCTTGCGATGGAATGCCGAAGAGAAGAAAGTGGAGAAGATACGGTGGAGAGCAAAGAAAGGTGAGGAGTATCATTTTATGAATACCGATTTTACTACGGTTATTTCAACTGAATTAGATGATGATATTGATACGAACCGTTATAGTGCTCTCAACTATTTTCATACTCAAGAACAAACCATTGAAGCTGCAGAGCGTGTGAAAGAAACGTTAAGAAAGTACCACGAAGAAATAAAAGAATGAACATAACAGACCTTAAAATTGGCGACCGTGTGCAGGAAATCGGGACACGGTTTCCAATGACAGTTGTAGGCTTATATTCCACGCTCGATAACCTTAAGTTAGGCACGGTGGACCTCGATTTCGAGGGCAACGAGGGCGATGTGTGGATACGCAAACCCGAAGAACTGGAGAGAGTAAACAGTCAGTCTACAGATTGGGACAAAGTAAGAATTAACGCTGCCATTGCCAATATGCAAACACTGATGGCACAGTCGTGGCAAATGGAAGCAGACGAAGTGGCAAAGGTAGCCGTTGAGTATGCCGATGCGCTAATTAAAGAATTGAAAGAAAATGAATAGAACAAGACTTAACTTTTGGTTGTGGACATTCATAACCATTATGTGGGAAGTTACCCTAATGGGTGCAATATCGCACCATCATTACAAAGATGTTTATCTTCCTTTTGTTGGAATGGTAATCAGCCTGATACCCACAATTATTAACTTTTTAGCATTAGAAAGGAAGAGATGAAGTTTAAACAAGCAATAGCCTTTGATGGGCGAAACCTTAACGACATATTTCGCCTGCCGTGCGTTGAAAGTATTGATAAAGGCGAAAACGGTAAGCCATACATTAAGCTGTATCGTAGCTGTACGGAGGGCAGACTGATTGCCACCGTAGGCACTGTGCTGGTGCAGTTCGGCAACGACACCTGGCAAGTGTTCGGCAAAGAAGCGTGGGAAAGAGCCACCAAAGAATAGGCACGCAAATCTGTATCCATAGATATACAAGCGTATATCCATAGATGTACGCTCGTATATCCATAGATGTAAAAACACAGAACAATATGACAATAGAGCAATACACTTATTTAGTAGCCAAATATGGCGAGGAAACTGTCTACCGATTCTTTAAACGGTCGGTGGACGCTTTAAAGAGGAAGTATAATGAACGTATTTAAACAACAAACCCCATTCACAGGAATAAAGCAAACCGATTTGGCGCAAGCGTGGCAACAGAACCGCGAAACGCTAAACCATATTTCTGCCCTATTCCACGTGATAATAGGTGGAGCAAACAGCGTGGCGCAAACTGTTATGCTGGACACTATAAACTTGCTTTCTAAAACAAACCAATACAAAGGAAAGGCAAAGCACAACGCACACTTGGCGGTGAAGAGATATAACGATTTCGACCGTCAGAATATGGACGATATGCGCAATAAACAGCTGGACAAACGTCAGTTCTATATAGATTATTTAGACGACTTGGAAGAACGACTGAAACCCGATGTGTTCCGCTTCAGACTTGCCATTAAACAAGTGTTGGACAAAAGAAAGATAGCCGACAGCGAACTGAAATCGTACATTCTATGTACCTACGAAATGCTGCACTACTGTGTTACGCTATTCGATAGGTTCATAGAGGAATTGCCGTCTATTCCACCCATAAACTTTAAAGAAACATACAGAGCCGCCCGATTAGACGGTGTGTTTACAGCGTGGGACAATCTTACGGACGTGCTTTGTAGAGATTGTGCCAACATTCGATTAGACGACGACCCCAACTGTCGCCTTGCCCTAAACATTATAGAAACAAAAATAGTGTCGGAGCAAAGCATAAACAAAAGCGGCAAAGAAGCTCTAAGCCTCAACCCCACCATACAGCTGAAAGCCGACCGTGCCGAAATGAACCACCATCGCAAGCCGTTCCAGCCATTGCAATTCACCGATGCACAAATGGAATATCTAAAGAACAACTACTCAACCACACGAAACATAGACCTTGCCAAAACGTTAGGCATCAGCCTATCGAAACTTAACAAACTCGCAAAAGAACTCAACTTGACTAAGCAGAACTAAAATAGTCCAAATATTGTCCAATTCTTGGACAGATATTGGACAGATATATAAAAACTCTTTTCACTCATAATTATATGTAGTAAGCCCCACCGTCCGTGATGGATAGTGGGGCTTTTTGCGTTTACATCATTACGGCTATTTCCTTACTCTATCTAATATCTTTCGCACCACATTTCGCACGCTTGGCACTCGCTTGTAAAGGTAGTATAAAGCTATGGCTATGGCAAACAGAATACTTACACCTACTATTAGCTGCCAAAAGTCGAAAGGTTTCGATACCGCTATCTGCTCTACTTGCTTCTGTTTCTGCTTGTGTTGCTCGGTGGCGTGTACTTTCGTTCTTACTACTTTATTTGCTGTGCTATCTTTCTGCACAGACATACCTTTCTTTTCGTTCTTACAGCTTATCTTTGTTTCCTTGATAGTTTTTAAGCCGTGATGTATTATGACGCTGCCATCGCTCTTGTATTCTACCATTGGCTGTTTAGCATTAGTGTCGTGAGTAAGACAGCTTTCCTTGCCGTAATAGGGCGTGTCGAATATGTACTCACGAATGAGCGTGGTATATTCGTCCACGTGCGATGTGTCCACGAGTGAGTATTTCACGCTTGCCTGTTCCTTTACCACTTGCGCACTATCAAATGTGCGCTTTACACTCTCTACCTGTACGGCTCTCTTCGTCTTGCAACTGCAAAGTGTAATTAGGGTGCATATCAGCACGCCCCATATTGCTCCTATTAGTCTATTCATATCTATACCTTTAAATTAAAACACTGTCTACGTTGGCTACCATCAGGCTTTTTATATCCTACGTGTACCCAACGTGTGTAGCTGTTTTTCTCAATTATGATTTGGTCGTACAGATAGCCACGCTTGCTAAAACTATATGCCATAAAACGCTCGAACACGTCCTGCTTTCCATTGGCTGGTACAATGTCGGCTGCATAGCCAGCTACGTGCGCACTGTTCTTTACACCGCCCACAGCTTTGTTTAATGCTGGACTTCTGTACCCACTCGACACTATCAACGATGGACTACCCAAATTGTATTCGAGGCAATATTTTGCCCATTCGGCACGTATAGCCTCGAGTAGTGTTATAGTTTCTGTCAGATGCACCCTAACCACTGCTGGTGGAGTGTTGTCTATTCCTTTCTCTTGTGCCACCTTTGAGGTGCACAACTCTCCTATCGTAAAGTTTGCCATTTTAAATCATTAATATTAACATTGCCACACCACCCATTACGCCTGCGAGAGCGTCCGTTAAGTCGAAATTCTCTTTGCGTATAAAGTGGTCAATACATTCTTTTCCTGCCATTACTATTGCAACGGCTGTCAATGCAGCTAATGCTCCACCGTGTAAGCGCACAATGGCTGCCACCATCATACCCACAATAAAGTGTAGATACTTGTCGCTACCAATATCTGCCAACCGTTCAAATATTTTATATATTCTTTCTATCATATCTTTTAATTATTCTTCCTCCGCTAATTTTCTCAACATTATATCAATAGTACATTCTGTATTCTCCGCAGCCAAATCAACAGTAGTGCTTTGCATCTTTGGAGTTGTATACTGTATTAATCTTTCTGCTATTGTAATTCTGTCTTTTGGTTCTAACGAAAGAAAGTCTTGCGTAAAAAGACCACTTCTATTATAATCCGCTAACACACCCTCAATAGCTTTTCTATTAAGAGCAGTAAGCTTATTAGGTGTTCCTTTCACACGTCCACCTGTCTTTTTTCGTTTTCCTTTTTCTTTTTCCTTTTCCTTTTTTATTGTTTTCATATTCTTTGCGTGTTAATACTTAAAAACCAAAAGCAAAGGTATTGTTTTAATTTTGACGCATTATTATAAGTATTAATTCCACAAAACAAAGCAATATGTTAGGAACAGCAATAGGAGCAGGTCTCAAAATAGCAGGCAGTATCTTTGGAGGTATCAAAGCCTCAAAAGCTATGCGCAAATATAAAGCGCAAATCAATCAGCAAAAACAAGAAAATAAAAGTTGGTACGATAGACGCTACAACGAAGATGCAACGCAGCGAGCCGAAGCACAAGCCGTACTTTCTAATTTGCGTGAACACCTTAAACGTAATAGTGAGAATACAGCAGGCACACAAGCCGTCATTGGAGGCACGGAGGAAAGTGTTGCAGCGCAAAAAGCAGCCGACGCAAACGCAATGAGTAACGCAGTCAGCAACATTAACGCTATGGGCGAAGCTCGTAAAGATGCCATCGAACAGCAGTATCAACAGCGAGAAGACAACCTGAATGCACAACTTGGAAACTTAGAAGTTAATCGTGCGCAGAACATAGCCAATGCCGTTAAGGGAGTTAGCCACGCAGCATCAGACATTGCAGCTTATATGGACGGCACAGAAAAACCCATTAAACCAAAACAAGACGAACAAGAAGAAAATCCTTATGTTTAAATAGGTTAGATAGTTATATGAGTTCTTTAGCAGATATAATGAATACAAGTGGTGCAAGAAATCGTAGGCGAGGTAGTGGGGCAACAACGCCTACACCCACTCAACAACAGCCTACACAAACACCACAACCACAACAAACAGGCACAACACCCACAGTGCAGCCAGCACAAGGCGAAGTAAGTGCGCCACAGCCAGCAACACAACCAACAGCAGCTCCGCCTCAACCGATGCCAGGAGAAGTACAGCCCATAGAGAAAATACCACAGCCAGCACCCATCAGTAGCTGGTTGCCAAAGGACGTTCCACCAACAGCAGAAGAGAATAACTCTGAACAAGAAAACAATCCTTATCAAAGAATGTCTTTGGAACAAATAGCACGCACGCTTTACGAAAGTGGCAAGCCGTCTCCTGAAGAAGAGGAACGGCAGCGCAAGCGTGAACGCAGCAGGGCAATATTGTCGGCTATTGGTGATGGCGTTTCGGCACTCTCAAACTTGTATCATACAAGCAAATACGCTCCCGATATGAGTACTCCCGATAGTTCGTTGAGTGGCAAAGCAAAGGAACGTTACGACAGATTTACACAAATACGTAGAGAAAATGAGGCTCGCTATAACAATGCTATCTTGCGTGCACGGCAAGGTGATTATGAAATGAATATGAAAGAACGTGAGATAGCACGCAAGGAGGCAGCCGACGCAGCAAAGGACGCACGAGAAGCAAAGCGTTACGAAGAGCAGGCAAAAGCAAAGGCAGAAGAATTGCGAATTAAAGCAGAACAAGCGCAGACTGCCAAAGAAAGGGCAGAGTACGAAAAACAGTACAACGATGCATTGCTTGACCTCAAGCAGAAAGCATTAGAAGCCGACATTGCAGCGAAGAAAGAACAGGCAGCAGTTCGGCGTGCGACACTTGCCGAAACAGCACGCCACAATAGAACTGTGGAGGGATTAAGCAGAGAAAGAAACAATATCTCACGCTCAAAAGGCGGAGGGAAAAACAGCGGAGGTGCAGATGCATCGGATATGTATTACATCAGCGGCAGACATTTCACCATCGGACGAAAGAAAACACTATCGCAAATGGAACAAGATGCCATTTATCAATACGCTGTAAACAGGGGTTGGGTAGACAAGAAAAATCAGAATGCCGTCAATTCAGGCTCACTAAAAAAAGGCGACATCATTGCTAAACTTGCCAACTATACACCACAAGCAAAGCAGTATCTTATTGACAACTACGGCTATACAGAAATCAATAATGGCAAGTCATTAGGATTAAAGCACAACAAAGGGAAAAAGATATTAGGATTAAAATAAAAAAAATAACATACGTATGCCAGATATAAAGAACAACATAAAGGTTATTTACAACGCATTAGCCAAAGAGGGTTATAACGATTTAGGGTCAGAACAAGAGTTTGCAGAAAATATGGCAGACGAAAACAATCGAAAACTTGTTTATAACACACTCAAAGGAAAAGAGTTTGCAGATGTAAAAGACTACGACAGCTTTTCTAATATGGTTTATCAGCAGCCACGAGCAGAGCAGCAGCAAGAGGAAGAAATAAAACCTGTAAAGCCTGCAAAGATAGACCCACGTTTTGTTGCTCCAAATGTAGGCAAGCCTACCGATGCACAGCCAATTATGAAATCTGTGCAACAAGATACTGGTTTTGCTGCACCACAAGACTACAATTCGCAAAATGCTTTCTTATCTAATGTTGATAAGGATTATAATGTTGCAAGTCATATCCCCGATGCACAGCAGCCTATTAAAATGTATGGTGCTGATAGCAATCTTGGAGAAGTCATAGATAACCTTTATACGGTCTACGATGAAGCATACAAGAAAGATAATCCTAAAAAAATTGCAGAAGCAGCAAATATGGCTCGTTCTATGGGACTTGATAACGAGCAAGCAGAAAAGGCACTCACTTTAGTACACGGTCTTTATTCACAGAATATTGCTAACAACATAGCGGACTATATGTATAGCCGTATGAATAACGGAGACCCACTCTATGCATTGAAAGAGGTTTATTATGATAAAGACTTTCAAAAGAAGCTCAAAGACACAACTACCCGATTAGGACTTGATAACACACAAGGTTTTGTAGAGTATTACCTAAAGCCAGCATTGCAACGTAAACTCGAAAACGAACGTGGGTTTACTGATACCGTAAACTTTGGCGTACAAAGCGGAAGCGATGATGTTGCAAAGAATACAGAAGTCTTTGAGAAACGCAAGGCAGAAGAAGACCTTTTGCAAAAGCAGGTTGATGCAATGAACGCAGAGGGTAAGCGCATAGAAGAAAAGGGACAACAAATGTACGACCCTAACTATAAAGACCGTCCGTGGTGGGCAGACTTGATACCTGTAGAGGGTGGCGGGCGAAGTGCATACGACGAAGCAGAGGGCATAAAGCGCAACCCCGAAGCCGAAGAACTTATGCGCACAGGACAAGCTATGCAACGTATGGCAGACGATGCACAAGCAGCCATCAGCGAGGATAACATTCTTCGTACAAGGAAGACGGACGGTCTCACCAATCAAATTAAGAATGCATTTGGGCGGATTTTACGTGGTGGAGCAAAAACCGCAACCGATATTCGTACGTGGGACTTCGGTTTTACCGACCTTAAGGACGCTACAGTCATAAAGGCAGCAGCTGACGCCTACGCAAACAACCGTGCAACGGCAGCGCAGAAAGCACTGTTAAATGCCGTAGCCCTTAAAAATGCCGTAATGGGCAAGCACGGAGATGCATTGGGCGGACTGTATGGAGCAACAGGCACAACTATACAGATGGCTCCTTATATGATGCAGTTTGCAGCCAGTCCTGTAAAAGGTGTAGGCGTAGGGTTTCAGAAGTATTGCAGAACACAACTCGAAAAAGCGTTTGGCAAATACGCCACAGAAGCCGTAGGCAAGTTTGTTATCAAATCAGGAGAACTCGCAGGACGTTTTGTTGGAGACGTAGCGCAAGGTGCAGCAATGACTACCATCTTCAATATGCCTGCCGTTGCAGCCGATACACATAAACGTATGACTGGTGATTTGGAAGCTGCCACCGATAGCAAAGGGAACATCGTCTACAGCGGCAAGCGTACAAACGTAAAGAGCGGCGGCAGGGCTTTTGCAGAAGCATTCACGGCACAGACCATTGAAAACCAAAGCGAACTATTTGGCGAATACCTCAAACCTTTGGCAAACTTTACGCAAAAGGGTGCGGCAAAGGCTATGGATAAGTGGGGCTTGAGTAAGACGAAAGATTTCCTTACAGGTATTAACAACAAGCAAATTATGAAAAGCTTTAACCGCTTCACAAAGAACACAGAGTGGAACGGTTTATTTGGTGAGGTTGGAGAAGTAATTGTTGGTAACTTTGAAAACGCATTCACTGTAGGCGATTTAAACCTTAATCTTGACATTAACGATGACAACAGCGTTTTCAGCAAGAAAGTAAACACCGATATTATTTTAGGTGTAGGCTTAGGTTGTGGCATCATCAGTGGCGCACGTGTGGGCAGCTACATTCGCAACAATCGCAGACTAAACACCGCTATCAAAGATGCAGATAGCTATGCAGATGTTATCTTTGGCACTGACCGTTGGCAACAGATAAAGAGCGAGATAGACAACGCTCCCGATGACAAGGCAGGAAATTTACTGCAATCTTACATAGATAGTGAAAAACTCAACAAAGAACAAAAACAAACCATTGTAGACTATACTGTTAATACGTATATTAAACGTGGTAATGATATTTCGCACCTCAAAAATGCCATAGAAGATAATATCTCTTCTGAACAGCAGGAAGTACAGTCTGCCTATGAAAACGGACAGAACGCACGTGATGCGCAAATGAACGAAGTCAAAACCTCGCTCGATGAAGCAGAAAAGCACGCAGCAGAACTTTTAGGCGAGGACGAATTAAACGCATTGGACGGTGTCGAAGATGTAGACGCTTTCAAAGAAAGCAACGCTTACAAGTCCTATTCAGAAGAACAGAGAGAAACAGCACTTAAATATATCATTGCACGTACCGCATACAATGGTATGATTAATCGTGTACAGGACGAAATAAAAGCAGCTGTTAATAAAGCCAATGCAGAAATAGACAATCTCACTCACAAGGATAGCGGCACTATCATTCGTGCAACTCTCAAAAATGGAGACCAGGAAGTATATGTTGTTTCAGGAAACGTGGCAATGTCTCCCGATGGAAAGAGCATAGACACCGAAAAGTCCGACAACGATATTGTCGTTTACAATACGGAGAGTGGGAAAAAGGAAATGCTCGATATAAAAGACCTACAAAGTGTAGATACTCCTATTGATGCAGCTACCTACAAGGCTAACAATGCAGCAGAGACAACGCAACAAATAGCAGAGACAGAAGCCGCAAAAATAGACGGTGTTCGCAATTTCCATTACAACGACACTGTAAAGGTGCAAGACAAAGATGGCAACCTTATAAATGGCAGCGTACAAGATGTTACACCCGATGGCATTATTGTTGTTTCAGACGCATATCCTGGTGGCAAGACTTACACAGCAGAGGAACTCACTGCAATGCAACCGCAGCAGCAAACAGAAAGCAGTCCTACAGAAGCTATGCTACAAACGCCCGAAGCTCCAGCAGCAACAGAACAAACAGAAAGTGCTGCAAACGAAAGTACTGCAAACGAAGCTCCAGCACAAAAGGAAAGCGAGGTGAACTCTCCACAAAGTGAAGCAACGCCACAACAAGAAGAGACAGCAGAGCCACAGCAGCAAGCAATACCTACCAATGAGAAAGGGAACTTATTATATCACGAAGTTCCTGTAGAGCGTACGATAGAAGATTTGTACGATGGCTCATTAGACGATACAGAGATTGCCGACTTTATTTCTGCAAATATCGAAGCAGCACAAAAGGAATACAACAGTGTTGTAAAGAAAGTACCGAAGATTAGCACAGACAAAGCTAAATACTTGCAAGAAAAACAAGCCTATCAAGAAGAAGTTGGCAAAGCGAAAGCAAAGGTAGACTACTGGCAAGCTGTAGAAAACGAACGCCAACGCATCACCCACACCTCCCCCGAAGAACTTAAAAACGAAGAAGACGAATTAAGCGGAGAAGCGGCACGAAAAGAGTATAGAGGAATAACGACAGGAGACGAAGAGAATCCTACGTCCGTAGAAGACCTCGTGAGAGACTTCTTGCGAGGCGCAAAAATAACTCCCGAAGATTTCAGAAGAGAAACAGGACTATCCATAAGCGAACAGAAAAAGTTCGTTGGTATGATTTCAAAACAAGGAAAGACTATTGCAAGGCTCAGCGAAGAACTTGCAGACTACGACGAATGGAATCTGGGTGGTAGATTCTTTGGCGGAGATAATAACGCAGCACGTGGAGCAATCATAGACGTACTTTTAAGTTCGAGAACACGTGGCGACTTCAAACAACAGGACGCAACGGAAGAAGAAGAACGCTATATAGAAGCTGTAGAACAGCAAAGAGAACAGTGGTATTACGAAAACTACCATATGACATACGAAGAATATCTGCAATACAGAGAAATCGTATTGCCCGAATTGTTGAGAAAATACGCTAACTTTGCACCCGATATATTATATCCACAATTTGTAGCATCATTCGAAGATGCATACGCAGCAGAACATTCACAAACAAACAATACAGAAAACAATGAACAACAAAGAAATGACACCACAACAGAAGAGCCAACAACTACTCCAGGCGATACAGTTTTGCAAACAGAAGAAACTAATAACAGCAGAGGAGATAGCCAAAGCAAAGAGCAACCAACAGAAGTTCCAACTGGCGTGCGAAGCAGTAATGAGAATGGAACTCTACCTCAAAGCGCACCCACAGAAGTAGACAAACAGGGCAATCCGCTTAACGCAGATGGCACACTTAAAATAGAAAAGGTAAACTCTATTGACGAACTTACAGATAAAGACTTCGAAGAGCCTTATCGTAATGTAGAATTACCTACTTTACCAGCAAAAATCGATAAAGCCATCGATGCAAAAGGGAAACCTGTAGTTATAAAAAAGAATATCTTTTTAAAAAATAAGAGTAGTCATAATTTTAGCAATGAGCAAAGCAGAAATATACTATCCAACACTTTATACAACGCAGATTTAATAGGGCAAACACAACCAATAAAAAGACCAAAGCATTGGGTCGCAATACAGATTAGTGAAAAAAGTCCTATTACCGTATTAGAGGTAAATGAAAACAAAGACAACATAGAAGTTGTTGGTTGGTATACATTAGATAAACGTAACCTTGAAAGAATAAAAAGACAAGCTATCAGCGAGGGCGGCGAACTCCTCATATTATCCTCAAAGGATAAGGTGGAAAGCCTTTCCACTCCTACTGATAGTTTGTCTTCTACCGACAAAGTTACACAATCTTCTCAAACAAAGCAAGAAAAGGAGAACAAATTTTCACCCACACCACGAAAAGACGGTGAAAGCATAACAGACTATGCCGAAAGAGTAGCAGAAGAACACCAGGCACAACGTACACGCAAAGAAGAGGAAGCAAAGGTTGATACCAATCCCACAGAAGCACAAAAGGAAGCTGGCAACTACAAAAAAGGACACATCAAAGTAGACGGACTTAATATTACCATCGAACAGCCAAAGGGTAGTATTCGTCGTGGCACTGATGCAAACGGCAAGCAGTGGGAAAGCGAAATGCACAATACCTACGGCTACATTCGTGGTACTGAAAGTGTAGACGGAGACCATATTGATGTGTATTTGTCAGACAATCCAACGGCAGGTAATGTGTTTGTTGTAGACCAAATAAACAAAGACGGTTCATTCGACGAACATAAGGTGATGTACGGTTTCCCCGATATGGAAAGCGCAAAGCGAGCCTACCTTTCCAACTACGAAGAGGGCTGGCAAGGCTTAGGAAGCATTACCGAAGTCAAAAAAGAAGACTTCAAGAAATGGATTGACAGCAGCAAGCGAAAAACAAAACCTTTCGCAGAATACACGTCTGTAAAAACACAAGACGATGTGCAGACTAAAAAGCCAACAGAAGAGAACGCTGCACCAGCCAACACAGAAACAGAAGAAAACAATGCGCATAATTCAGAGGATATTATGCACGAACAAAAGAATGTACAACTGCAGCAAGCTATCAACGCTTACGAAAACGCAACTAAATTCTACTATCAGCAACTAAAGGAAGGGAAACTCGACAAAGTATTCGAGAGTAAACAATGGAAAGATGTACTCCGCAAACAAACAGAACTGCAAAAAGTACTATTGCAGCTCAACTCCGAAGAACTGAAAGAACTACTCAAACAAACAAGTAACGAAGACACCAAAAAGGAAATCAAAGGGGCATTAGACGCAGTACTTAGACAAGAACAACGGTCTATAGAATATAACGCAGTCTTAGACAAGCAAGAACCCATAACGCCTATATACAAAGAAGAGAAGAAATCCATTGCCGTTACAGAGTTTGTAGAAACGGACAAGAAAGAAGCAGAGATACACCCCGTTCTCACTGGCGTTTACCACGACAACGGCTATGTTGTGGGCACTAATGCGCATATCTTGTTGGCTCGTAAAGAAGACTATAACAAATCTTTAGAGGGAAAGATAACAAACAAGAAAGGCGAGGTTATAGATGGCAAATATCCAAATTGGCGAGCTGTAGTCGAGGGTGAAACTACAACAAATTCGTGGGGTATCAATCTTGACGAACTGCACGCATTCGTAAGAGGCGTGCTTACCAAACTAAAGGCAGACGGAGCAAAGAAGAGTAGTATCGACAGCGCAACTATAGCATTTAAGGACACTGACGGAAAAATTATTGTGTGCAACGCAAAAACACTCGACAAGGCATTGCGTGGAGCAAAAAGCATAGGGGCAACTGAATTCGGAAACAAGTCTGAAACATTCGCACACGCACAAACCAAAAAAGGCTACGTTGTTTGCCCAACAATCTCCACATACCACAGCATAAACGATAACTGTTTCGTATACGCCCCGAAAGAAGCGGCACGACAACAAACCACTGCAACACTCACCAACGACACCGAAGCAAAGCAGAAAGCCACAGAGGCAGTCTTAGCAGCTTTATCTAAGGCAGGTATAGAGGTTGTGCGTGCGACTGACGAAGAAGTAAAAGCATTGCTTAGTAACCCCCATGCAACCACATTGCGCACCCCACAAGGCACAATTTATGGTTGGTCGGTTAATGGCAAAATTTATCTTACAGAAGCAGGAATAAACCCTGATACGCCAATCCACGAGTACACACACTTGTGGGCAGAAGCAATGATGATAAAAAACAAGAAAGGCTGGGATAGTATAAAAGCACTGTTGAAAGATAATCCAATTTGGAATGAAGTCGTTGCAGATGCAAACTACTCTAATATTGCGGACAATGAAGATGCTGTTGCAAGTGAAGTCTTAAGCCGTATCAGCGGCAAAAAGAATGCTGCAAAAATGGAGGAGGAAGCACAAAGGGCTATAGATGAAGCTAAAGGTGTGTTTGAAAAAGCAAGAGCTACAACTATACTTACCAATCTAAAGAAAGCACTCAATAGCTTATGGAAGTGGGTAAGCAAAAATATCTTTGATGTTAAAGAGTTTAGCAGCATAAACGAGGTAACAGACAAAGTATTATACGACCTTATACATGGTACAAAACTAATAAACGACAAATCTTTAATAGGCGTACATAATATATCTGAACAAAAGCTACGCAAAGTGTTAAAGCAAGGTGGATTTGCCAATCCGTCTATAGCTGTTATTGATACAGACAAGCAGGTGCATAATGATTATGGAGAAATTTCTCTCATTTTGCCATCTCGCAAAGTCAATAAGTCTACAGGCAAAAATGTAGGAACATACGAGGGCGACGCATGGACACCTATGTATCCTATTATCGAAAAGCAAATGAGCAACGATGGTAATCTAATAATGCACAACGATATCAACTCTGTGCCAAATGAAATGCAGAGTGAAGTTCGCAATGCTTTGAATAGATGGTTAGACAATGGTTCGGATACCGATTTATCATATCTTTACCTATTCCAACAAGGGAAAGCTCCAAAGATGGCTACTGTAAAGCCTAAATATAGCAACGAAGTTTATAAATCGCTAAGAGACATTATGTTTGGTGTTGATAGCGTTTATAACTTAACGAAAGGTGAGGTAAAGAAGTTGGTAGAGCTTTATGTGCAAACAGAGCTAAACGGCGACATTGACGAATACAACAAAGCCAATGAGAGAAGAATTACAAAGTATAAAGAAACAATAGAAAGCGGAAGAACCAACTCTATGTATTACAAAATAGCAGAAAGAAATTTGGAAGAAGTCAAAAAGTATGGCTATCCACTTTCTTCTTTGAAAACATTTGCAGACGATGTACAGAGAGATAAAACTAAGCAAGGCAGTAAAAATGTACAAAAGACTCTTAACGCAGCAAGTCAAATTATAAAAGACGCTGGTCTTGAAGAAGATTTTAGGAATTGGGTAGAGGGCTTAAATAATCGCTACCAAACAAAAGAGGTTATTTTTGACGGCTTCACCCCAACAGGGAAGCGTAGATACATTCCTAACACTTTAGAAAATGTATCTAAGCTTATGAAGAAACAGGGACGACAAGCGTCTACAGGATTAGGCGTATCATTCTCAAACTTCGCTGCAAGCGTAATGAAAGCCAACGGAAGTCTTGCTAATATCAGAAAAAAGAAAAGCAAACTCACAAACGAACATAAAGATATAGAAAACTTTGAAGAAAAATGGAAAGAAGTATATTTCGATTTAGCAATGAAGTTGCAACCTAATGCAAGTACATTTGACGACTACGGCTTTACACGTTTACAAGAAGCTGCACTTGAGGCTGACCCGCAAGCATTTCTAAGCAAAGAGTACGGAGTAACATTATCTAAAGAAGACGTTCGCAAGTTGCAGCAAATGGTTAAGGCTATCCAAGAAGAAAGACCTGCTATGTACTTTGAAACAAAGTTTGAACGCCCTGTTACTCTCAATGAATTCTCTAAAGCCGTTGTTCCTGAAGACCTCTCTGATGATTTGCAAAAAACATTAAGAGATAATGGAATAGAGATTTTCACATATAAGCGAGGAGACGCTGAAGACCGACAAAAAGCAACACAAGAAGCAGCTTACAGTAGTGATGATATAGCATTTCAAATAATAAGCAATGGCAATAACGAAGCCAACAATGATAGCGACACACGTTTTCAGATAGTAGGCAATAGTCTGTCAGATGAAGAAAAGAAGATTGTCGAAACTGCAAAGGCAAACGACACTTATATGAAAGCACCTAACGGCAAGCCTACCAATCTTAGCGAAAAGCAGTGGACACAAGTAAGAACCACAGCTTTCAAAAACTGGTTCGGAGACTGGGAAAAAGCTGCACGCATAGAAAAGGTGCGCAGGAGCAAAGCTGTCGTTATTAGTGGCAGCGAATACAAAGACAAATATGAACTAAACAGAGACAGTGCCAAAGAATGGATAAAAGATAATCTACGGGGGGAATATACCATTGCTGATACAGAAGAAATAGTTAGCCTTACCAAAGTTGGAGCAAATAAGGTAACTTCACACGGAATGAGCAACAAAGCTCATCTTCAGTCAATTGCGGCTATTCCACAATTGATACGGAATGCTATATTTATAGAAGAACGTCCTAACGAAAAGCATAATAATAAATACGACAGTTACAAATATTATATTTGCGGATTAAAAATTGGCACAACTGACTATACCGTAAAGCTGACTATTGGAGTAAAGAGTGGAAAAAAGTATTACGACCACGCTTTGACAGAGATTGAAAAAGGGAAACTGCTTGACCGTATTAACGACCAAGCAGACAAAAAAGGCTTTACAACAACTGGGGACGCACCTTTACAGTCTTATGCCCTTTCTATTGGCAAAGATAGCAAGTTACTTTCAATCCTCCAAACAAATTCATCAAAAGTTGTAGACGAGAACGGAGAGCCAATGGTGGTATACCACGGAACTTTGGCTGATGGCTTAAGGCAATTCAGTACGGATTTTATAGGTAGCCGCTATAGTTACGATGAGAAAGGGTTCTTTTTTATAAGCAACAGGAAGATAGCTGATGATTATGCTGTTTCAGAATTTGATGCAAGTCGCAGGGGAGAGGTGATAGATGCTTATGTAAGCTTAGGAAATCCTCTTGTTGTCAATTCGGAATGGTGCAGGAAGAATGGTCTTGGCAGTAATGTCTTCAAGGATAATGACGTTATAGAGTTCTGGGATAACTACCAATCGCTTATAGTGGAAGAGTCTGAACAAAACGACGGCGTGATTGTAACAGATGGAGAAACGTCAATGGTTGTGGCTTTCTTCCCCAATCAAATAAAGAGTGCAACAGGCAATAACGGCAATTTCTCTACCACAGAAGACGATATCCTCTACCGCACCGTCTTCGGTGGTAATAGTGGTTACGTAGGCTACTCAATGAGCAAACGTGCTGCAGAAGCTAAAGAAGAGGGCAGATATCCAAAAACTGAATTTAGAAGAGAATATCACATAACAGCAAAGTCGCTCGATATGCTAACAAGTCTTGGTTTCATTGACAATTCAGAATGGCATCATACCAGTATGTACGGCAACAAAACACCATTCTATGGCTGGACAGAAGATGAGTTTGCAGACGATTATCTCAAACACAAGAAAGAGGTAGACACACTCTGCAAAGGTATCGACCCTAAAACAAAACAGCCACTGTTAGAGAAAGTGGAGAAGCCACAGTACGAACACGAATATGAAATGCCACAATATGGCGAAGCAGAAACAGCCGCAAATCCAATTAGAGAGTGGAGACACAAGCAGATAGACAAATACGACCAGTTTACAGGCTTTAAAGGCTATGCAGATGCTACAGAAGAAGAAAAGAAAGAAAGAGACGCTTACTTGCATTCTCTCAACGAACAAATGGACGAGAAGATAAGAGAGATGTTAGCAAAAGACTATCCCGACTATCTTGCAGCAAAAAACGCCTTAGATGCTTATAACAATTACGAGGAAGATTTACGCAAAGCAATAGGCGAACGCATAAAGGAATACTTAGACATTGACAAGTATAGCCAACGGTGGAGAGAACAAACCGCCACCACACAGCCCACAGCCAATATAGAAACACTCACCAACCACGCAGAAAGTGTTGTGCAAAACTTACATCTTAACAACGTAGAAATAGTACCCGATGGCAGCAGCCTCAATGGCGAGCAAGCCACTGCAAAAGGTTTCTACAACAAGCGCACAGGTAAAATCGTAGTAGTGGCAAGCAACCACACCGACATTGCAGACATAGAGAAAACAGTACTCCACGAAGCAGTAGCGCATCACGGATTAAGAGAACTCTTTGGAGACAACTTCGACAACTTCCTCGACACCGTATTTGCAAAAGCCGACATCGAAA